CGGTTCCAAAGTGGTTCCAAAAGAATGTTGCTGAAACGAGTAGCAAGTATGTTATTGACAGTATCTTTACCAAGATAATGGTCAATGCGATAGACTTGTTTCTCGCGTAGATGTCTAGCAACCACAGTTGATAGATTATCAGCAGATTTATAATCGTGCCCAAAGGGTTTCTCAATAACAACACGCGAGAGTTCTGGGTTGTTGAGGAGTCCTGCTTCTTTGAGATTGATGATAGCATTCTCATATCGTTCTGGGGGTACGGATAAGAAGTAAGTTGAATCATCTGCATCTGGTAGATTTTTCAATGAGTTTGGATTATCCAAATCAGTGCTAATCCAATCCAGACGATGGAGAAAATCTTCAGGATACTCTCCCAAAGATTCTACCCATGTTTGTTTCGCAATCTCACGACGAGATGTCCCTACAATCACAAGATTACTTGGAAGTAAATCTTTCTGATGTAGTTTATACAGAGCAGGGATTAGTTTTTTCTTTGCCAGATCTCCAGTAGCACCGAAGATTACTATCTGGTAAGTAAGTATTTCAGTGTGCGGTTCCGTTTCCATCATAGTCGTCCGAGTTATAGTAGTCATTTTCACCTTTTCGTAGCCCGAAATATATCGTGGCCAATACAAATGGTATTGCCACCCACTTGAGTGCTTCACCTAACATCATGACCACCAAACATTGCTCGCATACCATTCAAGACTTTGTTCGCAAATCGTCCAAGTCTTCTGGACTCAAATCTTGAGTAGAGAGCAGTAGTAATAACAGGGGCTGGAACACCGAGATCCACAGCACTGTGAACAGTCCAACGACCCTCACCACTGTCTGATACTCCCCCATCGAACTTGCTAAGCTCTCGATCGCTGCGTAGTACAGTAGCGGTAAGATCAAGTAACCAACTACCAACAACGCTACCACGACGCCATAACTCAGCCACTTCAGCAACATCAATATCATACATATAATCTTGAGGACAATCCATTGGAGCGACCTCAGCATCTCCTTCCTTGACATACTGTGCTCCTGCATTTGCCTCATGTAAAATGTTGAATCCCTCAGCATATGCTTGCATGATTCCATACTCAACACCATTGTGAACCATCTTCACAAAGTGACCAGCACCTGCAGGTCCACAATGCAACCAACCATGCTCAGCAGAAGTCTCATAACTTAGAGGATCAGTGCGAGAGGCAGACCCGATACCTGGGGCGAGTGCCCTGAAGATAGGAGCGCAGACGGATACTGCAGTATTTGCACCACCAACCATAAGACAGTATCCACGCTCCAAACCGTAAACACCACCACTAGTACCACAGTCAAGATATTGGATGCCCAGTTTAGACAACCTTTCTGCCCTGCGTCTAGAGTCTTTAAAATTGGAATTGCCATGATCAATAATAATATCGCCTTCCACACAAAATTGTAGTAGCTCATTGAGTGTGTCCTCTACTGTTTCTGCTGGTACAACCATCATGTAAACGCCAGGACCTTTGCCACTGACTACTTGAACAAGGCTTTGAATAGAAGTGGTATATCCACTGATATAACCCGCTTCATATTGTGCCTCAGCTTTTTGAACATTGTTTCTATACCCATGCACTTCATGTCCTGCTTTGATAAGACGACGAGACATGCCCTCGCCCATTCGTCCTAATCCAATAATTCCTACTTTCATTTTTTAAATAAATCCTCTACTTGTTTTCTGGCATCTGCCATCTTTTGTTTTTCGCGTTCAGAATGTTTGTATCCATTCTTCCCATGTATGATAAAATGTCCCTGACAAAACATAGTTATGCCAAATCCAAATAAGAGTATAACTCCTATCCATTCTATAATGTGATCTTGAGCCATGGTAATAATGGTGGTATTACTCCAATCAATCTTAGTAGTCCTTCAGCAAATAAAGCAAGAACCACCCAACCGACGCACATACTAATGATAGAAGCATTACGGTTGTGTCGTCGTATTGCTGCATCAATCATCTCCTGAACTTTTTCTTCAGTTAGTCTTTCGGGGGGTTCAATATCCTTACCCCAATTCTTGAACATTAGATTTTCTCCATAGCGAGGTTTAGTTCGTAGGCATGATGCAGTTCATCATTCAAGATCTCAAGGATCTTGTCATCGTGACCATTCAAAGCAAGATACTTAGTATATGTAGTAGCAGCATGAATCTCTACTTCATACGACAGATGGTATGCAGACTTAGGAGCCACCCAATAATAAACCACATTGATCCAATAATAGACAAGGACGAGGTGTTTGGCAACAAAGCGATCGATAAAATAAGCATTACCGCCCCTGCTCTCCATATATTCCAGATGTTCTGTTTCATTGACTGACTGCTCGAAGTGTTGTTTCATCAATTGAAGGTGCTCAGGACCACGCAATCCCATACTTTCACGAAAATGTAATACACTCAAGAAAGCAAAATAGGGTGCCCGAGCAATTTCCTCAAGCACCCAAAAACGTTGATAGTCTCGACCTCTATAAAGATAATCAATAATTGAAATAGTAAGATTCAGAATAAACTCGTTGAAAGCTTTCATGGATTGCGAGGATCAATGCCTAAACTAATTAGGTAATCTCTCCACCAATCTGGATCTTTGTGTTTCCATTTCGGAACAGAAGTACCCTTATCTGAATAATATTGAAACAAAACTTCATCTATAATCTGTGCGACTTCCATATTCTTCTTCCTCTTCATCAACGTCCTCATATGCATTGACCACATATGGTCCATGGGGTTTTCTAGATTCGGATCTGACATATCGTTGCTCATCATTTACAGCAGAAATCCAAACAGATAATTTCATGATAATCCAAATCAGTGCTAAAGGGGTAAAACATGCGATCAGGATTACAGATTTCATAGTTATGCACTTATGGGATTGTTATCTTTATCGTGCCTCTGATACGTTCCAGGAGTCCTGGCAGTATTATCAGCATTTCTTGCTTGATATGTTCCAGGAGTTCTCACAGTGTTATCTGTATTACGTGCTTGGTAGTCACCATTGTAATCTCTGTAAGTCACAGTGCTCCAACCCTCAGTACCAGAAAACTGATTGACAGTTGTAAATCCTGGTTGGGGATCATCTGGATCGTTATTAATGTCTCGTCTGACGTAGTTAGTGTTTGCCATTTTAGTTATCTACGAGGATCATATCAAAAGTAGCACCGCCGCCCATGGTGTTCCCAGAGATTGCCTGAACTTCCAGGTCAGTCTTTTCAGTAAATTTCAGAGGAACTGGATAGTCATAATTCATAGGTGTAGCAAATGTTCCTAGTTGTGCTTTGGTGTTGAATGCTCCACCGAAAGGTCTTGCTACAAATCTAAAGATACAATCTTTCTGCTTATCAACAGAACATTGGAGCTTCATAAGGTAAGCAGTTTTGCCAGCAGGAACGGTATAAACTGACATTAGTGTTTGTCCTGCTCCTGCTAAAATAAATGCCCTAGCAGCACTATCAACTGTAACAGTAATCAATCCAACATTAGTTGTCTCACCAGATGCTGGAGTTTTTACAAATGCTCTAAACACACGAATAAAATTGACAGCACCTGCTGCTCCACCAACAGTAATGTCTTCCGAAGCAAGAGCATAGTTTTCGTCCAATCCAGATACTGTGATTACAGCACCAGCATCATCCGTACTTCCTGAAGTTGCTGTTGCTCCACCAGCAGTTCCAATATATGGATATGCTGTAGTTCCGTCCCAGATTGCTTGATATGTAGAAGCAAATGATGTTCTATATCCAAACTTATTGACGTGTGAATATCCATCTAACAGTCCAGCAGCAATAGGAATGTTAGCAGCAGCACCATAACTGTTGAGTGGATTGCCGTTTTCATCGGCAATCATCACTACCTCAAAAATTGAAGTACCATTGTTTAAAAATTCTTGTGATTGTTTATTCCATTGTGCCATTTTTTATTCCTCAGCAGTTCCAAGCTCTAAGTGACTTATTGATTCTGCTATCGGGATCGTTAGCAGTTTTGGAAGAAGTAAGTTTCTTCTTCATACCAGACATTCTGGCGCAGAAAGATTTACGACGAGGATTGCCAACTTCCTTTGAAGGTGCTTTTAGATCAGAACCAGGATTTTCTCTTTCGTAGGACTTACGTCCCTTCTCATTGAGACCACCCTCTTTATTCTTTCCTGATTTCTTTGTCCATGCTGCACCTTCTGTAAAGTCCTTGAAAGATTTCTTTTCCTCTGGTACACAATTTGGGACTTGTTTACCACCCTTATTTTTCATTCCAACTTGCTTGTATCCTTTCCAACAAGGACCTTTCTTTTCTGCTAGAACTTGCTCACTAAATGATTCGTTTGTTGGGTGAACAGATGCGATTGTGAACTTGTCCCACATTTCAGGACCATATCCACACTCCATTCTACTTTCTTGTTTGCCGCATAACTGGCAAAATTTACGCTCCCCGCCACCATATGATTCGCTGGTAGAAGACTTCCATCCACCACCTGCTTTTTTGTATTCCTTTGCTGCCCATCCATTCGCATACGCTGAAGGATAGACATCAAACTTTGCTTTTGCTCTGGACTTCATCTTAGACCAGAGTGCTGGATTGGTTGGTACATTCTTTTCTTCGATGTACTCCTCCCCAATATTATTGGATACCATTTTGGGTTTTCCTCCCTTACCTTTACGATCTGCAACTGGATCTGCTTTACGCTTTCTCTTTACAGCATTACCGATCTCAGACTTTGACATCTTTGCTGCTTTCTCTTTGGATAAGCATTTTGGTTTTGGTTCGCCAGGTTCTCTAGCACACTTGCCAACACGCTCGCCTTTGGTGTTATAGCGATCCCAACCGCCGCCACCAGCACCACCTTTCTTACCTTTGCCAAACCAATCGCGAAGATCTTCTTTCATAACAATCAGAGGTAAAGCGGGATTCTGCTCTGACCTAGAGAATGACAAAAGAATAGCACCAGGATATACTTTCTCCAAATCATCTTGGATATCTTGTCTTTTGACAACATTTCCTTGACGATAGAAAAACTGGGAATACTTTCTTCTACCTCTATAGGAAAACTCTACAATGTAGATGTATCCCATAGACTGTATTCTTTTCTCTATTAGTTTGTCTACTTTTTTCATCTAGAGACAGTCAGTTTCTACTATTTATCCTTTTGTGATTGCTTTAGTATCTTCTGCAATTCTGCTGTACTACCCACAAAGACAGCATTATTTGTTACATGAGTTGGAGATTTATCCTCTCCAAGATCCTTCATCTTCTTCTGAAGATCAATCAACTTATCTGTGGCGTCAGCAACGTTCTTGATAAGTTGACCAGCGACTTCATATGCTCTGGGAGAATCTGACTCCTGTGCCAATTCAAGAATACCATTGACTGCCTCTTGACCCTTTTCAATGAGAGAATATAAATTACCTCTCGTATAATCATAGTCTTGATCTGGATCAGACTCAACTTTCTTTATCTCAGATTTTATTGGTGCTTCTACAATTTCTGTAGATTTCACATCAAATGCGTTGTCAATGGTATCAAAATCTTTCATGGTTCTTAGAATGAATTGAATGTAATAGAGGTGCTGAATCCAAAGTCTTCATCATCAAGTGAAGTCAATAATGAAGTATCGTCTGCATCTACATCAGTATCACTATCTTGGTCAGTTGTTGCCTTAGGTGTGACAGTATAAGTAACTTCTCTCCTTGCAGTAGTTGTATTTGTATCTGAATACATATTTGTAATAGCAGACTTGATAACTCCAGAATCTGCAACTGGACCAAACAGATAAGTTTTAGCAGTGAATTGAAGAGTCCAGATAATTACTTGTCTCTTGTCAAAGTTACCTTCATACTCATCTCTATAGTCAATACTGTTCAATACGATAGGAATATCTCTTTTCTCATCAGTTTCCTTGATCATCTTTACAGTGATACTAAAAGATGGTTGAAAGAACGGGAGAATTTGTTCTACGATTTGAAGACCATCATCCTGGTTCTTTACATATATTGCCAATTCAAAATTGACATTATATGGAACAGGCATAAATTGTTTAGTAATCTTATTAGCATCACCGTCTTTGGGAGTAATGATAGTCTTGAGAGGTGCTAACTTTCTTGTAGGATCATATTGCATACCAAGAATTTCAAATGACATTCTAGGCAGCACAATCTGAACATCCTTGCCTTGAAGATCAGGTTGCTGTTGAATCCTTGCTAAAAACTTTTGAGTTGGTCCATATGATAATGGAACTTTGGAAACTTCTACAACATTTCCTGAAGCATCAAATCTATTGATTTCAAGATTGTTGAAAAGCGTACCAAAACCAACTACAGTTTTCCTAAGTACTTCGTTGTAAAAATAGTCTCCAAACATTAGAATTCACCAAATGGATTTTTCTCAGTAAAGTCAAGTATGCTATCAGCATAAGATTCAATACTCCTATTATATGTATTATCTTCCGTACTATCAGTTATATACTGAGTCTCAATTTGCTGAGAACCTGAGATAGTAGATTGCTTCATTGTCCAAGTAGCATTAGAAGTTTGTCCAGTAATGACTTCTCCTTCCAAGAAATTCTTACTCTTATCAAATACTACAAGAATATAGTTTGTACCATCCCAAGATACTGTTGTTGCTGTAGCACCACTTGTAGCGCCTACAACCTGCTCTTCAGCCTGGAATGTACCACTATGGGCAGCAGTGTCATCAAAGACAATACTTGTCTTGACAGATCTTTCAAGTTCAATATCGTCGATCTCATCAACTCCAGTATTGAGATCTTCACCAGAGTATTCAAAGAGTTCACATCTAAGATCATATGTATAGAACTGACCAAGTTGATAGAAGTCTGCTTGGTGCTCTACATATTTGATTTCAAATAATCCTTTAGTAAGTGGGAAGAAAATAAGATCTCCTTCTGCAGGACGATCATCTGCTAACTTACCCGCAAAGTTTCCATCAAACTCTTGTTGCCACCTACGCTTTGATACTGCAAATGTAAGAGCATCGTTATTCTTCAGTCCGAAGCGAGTCAGGGTATCGTCCTGAACACCATCGAACTTATCATAACTCTTTAGATACATTTCGATTTCTACAGACGCATCGAAGGATGAGATAGTGTCTTCATGAAAAAGACTATCTATCTTGTTCAATGTTCTTGGCAGATAATAAACAGTGCTACCATGGATCTTGATCTGTTCGTCGATCAAGTCCTGAGCGAGAGTTTGTTCTGCTGTTGTCCCACCATAGGCAGGAAAATATGAACTCTTTTGACTTGCCATATCAACCGATCATGTCTAGTGGTGGAAGTTCATATGTTGAAAGCATCTTATCTTCCAGATCTTTCAACTCGCCAATAGCATCATCATAGATTTGTCTGCCATCAAGTTCTACTCCTCCTGGGAACTTGACACCTTTGAACTTGATTAGATTCTGACCCCACTGTCTTTTGATCAGTGAAGTGAGATATTTTTTCAGGAAAGAATCATTGTATACCTGAGTCATGGTAGTAGGATCGAGTGCTCTATGGCAATCGATTACAATGAACTGTCCTTCTTTTACATCATTAGGGTCTACATCAATATACAATCTATCAACTCTTTTGTTGAATCTAAACTGCACCATTGCACCACTATTCAAGACAAAATCGAGATCCTCAAGATATGATTTTGTCATGTAGTAGTTGAGAATATCTACAGCACCAAATTGATAAAGATCATTGAGAAAGATTTGATACTCAATGCCAAACATGTTTCCACGAATGGCAGAAGATGACATACCAAAAATTTTATTGATGCCGATAACATGATCTGGCACTTCAATATAATTATTTCTCTCTTCCCAAGCATCTCCACTTGGTGAAGTATTTGTTACGTTACCTGATTTGAAACGAGTTACATCTGCAGCAGTGAACTCATGCTTCAGGAACATTCTTTCGACACCTTCAAAGTGTCTTTCATTATAATATTGTACTGCCTCTTCAACAAGATCTTCAACTTGTGAGTCGTCAACATTGATATCAATAACTGGCTTACCCAGTCGTCTCAAACAATATTCTTTCAACTCAGCTTTGGTAGCAGGTTTAGTTGCTGACATTTACGTACCCACGGGAACCCTTTTATGTATTTATGAAAAAACCCTCCCGAAGGAGGGTTTGATCTGTATCATGCCTGAGATTCAGACCAGGAGACTCTAGCAGAAGCAATAGTGTATCTTCTAGAAGTACTCTCGTAAGTATCGTCAGGGATAACGACAACAGTCAGAGTGTCAGGTCCGTTGGGGAAGGTATAATCTCCACCAAGGATTGAGTTACCCAGAGTTGCAATTTCACCCAGTTCTTGAACTGTAGTATCGTTTGCATTTGCTCTGAACTCAAACAATGTAATTCCGTTAGAAACACGGTCAATTAGTTTCGCGAATTCAGCATCTGTTGCGTGTGAGTGGAAGACTACCTGGGACAGTGCAGGAGAACCAACACCAGACCAGTTAGGTTGTGAAAGGTCACCATTCAGAACCAGTCTAATTGTACAAGATTTTCTAGGATCCTGAGATTGCTGGTTGACTGATGCACCAACTGAGGTTCCACCGTCAGAGACGGTAATTGAGACTTGCTTCAACTGAAGTTGCATTCTGTTGATCAGATCTCTAGTACCAAGGTTACCAGTTACACCAGCATCAACTGATGGTGCAAGTCTAATCGACAGCATTGGATATTCTCTGTTTGCCTGATCCTCGTCACCGTCTGACTTTTGGTTCAGCAGATATGTAGTATCCGATGATGCGGAGAACAAGTATGCCTTGTCATCCTCGAACTGACCATCCATAATAACAGATGCACCCCAGTGGAACAGTGATGGAGAGAATCTAGCACCAGCAACTCTGTCACCAAGATTCGCTACCTCATAACGTGCTGGCAGGTTACCAGATCTGAAGTATGCTTCAGTAAACTTGTTACTGTGTACATACTGGTGAGCGTAGAAGACCTTACCAAACTGATCCTTGAATCCGTAGCGGATCTTACCACCACCATACCAGGAGTAGTCAATGTAGCACATCTGAAGTTTCTTCAGATCCATTTCAAATCCTGTTTGACCAGTACCATCACATCTGTCAATATTGAATTGGGATTGTGGGGTCTTAGTATCAACAGTCTTAGTCATAATGACATTTGATGATGATACGCCTTCATATGCCTTGGTCAGATACAGTCTTGAATCTGAAACAACGAATGCGATTCTGTAAGATTGACCACGGATAACAACATAATCATCAGGAGCAAGTTGCTTAGTGAAGATTGTGTTTTGACCATTTACGATCTGAGAACCCTTGGTGACAGTTATTTCACCAGCAGTTTGTTGAGTAGAAGATCTTCTAACTGCATAGAGATTCTGACCATCATACTCAAAGAAGAATCCATTTTGGTCATCAAACATACCAGCGCGAACAACTGAATTGATCCAACCGTTCTTATTGAGTGTTGGGAAACCAGATGGTGTTACATCTGATGGAGATCCTGCAAGACTGTAGGTGAACGTAAAATCAGTCAGAACTGTAGCAACAGTTCCATTTTCAGTGTTGAAATAGTTAGTTCCAGTCGAAACAGATGTGTCTCTCATAGAGATAGAGTCACCAGCTTCAAGGAAGTGTGGTCTTCTAGTTCTTACAGTTGCAATTGGGTCACCATTTCCATCAGTACCAGCAACAATTGAACTTACTTCAATTGGTGGATTGAAGTTGGTTGCAGTTGAATACTGCAGACCTTTACCTGACTGATAACGGAAGTATCTTCTGGTTTGTCTGACAATTGAAGAATCAGCAGATGCACCTGGGTTGATCTCAACACCACCATCAAATGGTCTATGTAGAGCATATGAAGTTGGTTTTACATACAGTGCTGTAGGCAGCAGATATGGTTCATTATTATAGTTTTCGGTAGCAATTGTGATCGAGTGCTCACTACCCTGACCAGTGGATGTAATATTGACTGGATTTGTAGAGTAAGCAGCTTGGCGATAAGAGTATGAGTTAGTACCGTTACCAGCTAACTTGAAGTAACCATTGCCCAAATTGATCAAGAAGTAGTTGCCATCTTTAGACAAACCAGCAATCGTTGAGTTATCTTCAGCATGTGAATAGATAACGCGAGTACCAGTCAACATTTGATCTGAGATATCATTACCATCTTCATCAAGGATGCCCAAGAAATTTCCATTGGAATCAGATTTTCCAAAGAAGAAAATATCAGTGGATGGATCACAAATAGTAAGTGGAGTAGTCTCCTGTGGATCAAAAGATATAACAATAGGAGTTTGTGGTTCAAGTACTGTCATCTCATCCTCATCTGAGATTGAGGTGATAGTCGTAGGAACAACTCTGGATTCAATTCTATAGAATCTATGCTTATTATAATATGTTGCGTTACCAGTTGAGTTTGCAAGCGTAATTGGGTTGATACCCTGTCTTGCTTCTTCTGGTGAATTGTGAAGAGTAAATTGATAATAGTTCAGTGGATTGATATGGTACATATTACCATCAACAAGACCACCATAATCAGTACTATTTGTGGCTGGGTCTACACCAGCTTCCAGTGCTTGCCACTTACCTTCATTTCTGTAGTGAACTGCATCAGCAATTTCAAAACCATGGCGGCTGCTACCAGGAACAGTAACGGTTGTACCACTAACGTTATTATAGCTGTAATAACCATAACCATAGTTATAACCAATATAACGTTCGTCATCAATCAGAATTTCTTCACCTGGAGTATATTGGTTGATCATGTTAGTCTCAAGACCACCACCAGTCGTTACTGACTCGGTGTAGTCATTCAGACGCTTCCACCATGAATCGCGAACACTATTAGGAGGTGTTCTGCCAATATTATTATCATTTGAATAGTTATATCTCAAGTCATCATAGTTACCCTGTGAGTCTTGAGTTGCAACATAGTAATAGTCGATATTACCATGTGTATGTTGTACAACGTCCCCAGCAAAATATTCAGAAGTAGAGTTCCACTTACCTCTATCAACCGTACCTTTCAGCAGGTTGGTTGCAATTCTAATAAGGTGAAGTGATCCTGTACCTGGACCAAATAATCTTACCTGATTTCTTCTTCTGAATGCATCACCTCTATCTCTGTGGAATGAGATAATAGTGTTGCTCCATCTATGAATATAGTATCTCTCGCCAAATTCAAGACCAACAATTGGAGTTGAACCTGAGTAACCATTATATTCAACGAAGTCACCAGAGTTGAATTCGTGAGAACCGATAGTAACATAGTTACTATAAGTATTTACGTTTGAGTTGGAAGAACCATCCCAAATTTTATCTTTGGTGGTATATGTCAGGAGACCATTACCAGTTTGCTCACCAAATACACTATTTGCATACAGAGTATGCTGAATATTATCGGTGGTTGTATTACCATAGTTATAGTATTCATCAATGTATATTCCTGATTGTGCATCAGCAAGAGTCAATGAAAGACCAAACCAGTTCTTAGAAATTCTATGAACGTAATATGCTGTATTATTTGACAGATAAGTGTACTGTGGTTGAGTTACAGGATCAGGAAGTCCATCTTGACCAATCTCAGTACCACCAGCTGGAACTGTATAGAGAACAGTTGTACCCGTCTTCAAACCATGATCAGGAATATAGAATCTTCCCAGTTTCAGGTCAACAGTTTCTTGTGGATAGAATGAAAGTGTCTTACCAAAAATTTGAGTTGGTGCTTGCATTCCATAAGAAAGACCATTCGCATCTCTAGATGTAATCTTGAATGAACCATCAATTGTACCTCTAGAAGAAGTATCTTCAAAATAATGGTTTGGTGTAGATGTCGCAGAACCACCTGACATGTTCAATGTCAAACCATTATATGTTGTTGATAACTGGAATCTATCTGTAGTAGCATTCTTTACATAGTAAGTAGATCCATTTTGAAGACCACCGATAACTGGGTTACCATTTGAGTTATATCTAATCGAAGATCCTTCAGTGAAACCATGACTAGGAATATATAATGTATCCTCATAAGGGTTATCAATGTTTTCTCCTCTGAACTTATGACGGAAGTTTGTTCCATCACCACTAAAGGTAGTAATATTAATAATATTTGAAGTAGCGTTTTGTTGATTGACTTGGTTAGTGCTGCCAGGTTGACTATTGGATGTTGAAGACGATGCCAGTGTTACTCTGAAGTGATTATTAGTAACAGGAATCATCCAATACCAATAGTTAGCAGTCATACCACCAACAGCGCCACCAGTGGAGTTCTGAGCATCGAAACGATACTTCAACCAGTAGTTTGGCTCACCATCTTCATTGAAATCAAAACCGTGTTGAGGCGAGAACCAAGTGTTTGAAGTTGAAAGTTCTTCAATTTTCAGGACGAAGCAGTTTTCAACGTTTGCCCATCCTGTGATATCAACCAGAGGACCATTTGGAGTTCTGGATACTGAGAATTCAAAGTTGTTTGTAGAAACACCAGTGTTGATAGAAGGGAATCTGACATAGTAGATTCTATCCTTCATATTCTGATCCCAGTTGTTATTGGTCTCAGTAATACCACCAGGAACTCCACTCTGAGAGAAGAATACTACCTTGTCTCCTTCTACAAAGTTTACAGTTGAGTGCTCACAAATAATTCTGTTTCTAGTTGCATATGAAGTACTTGTTTGTGCTCCACCCGATGCAGTGTTGTTTACTCCTTGAGCAAGTTTGATTGCAGGCCACAGAGAATATGGAGTACCCCAAGTATAAAGGTTTCCTTGAGATGTAATGTTCAACTGACCACCAACACCAGGACCATAGTATGGACCAGTATGTCCAGGATCTCTAGATGAGAATGAAGTTGTCAGACGAATAGTATCAGCATCAACATACTTGACATAGTAGCAATAACCATTAGACATACCACCTGGAGTGCCATTAGGCGAAGGTCCAGAAACAAAGACTACTGGTTGACCATCTTTGAATTCGTGACGAGGAATCTTGATGGTATCTGCTGAAACATCAATAGACTCTGGGAAGAAATATCTTTGCTTTCTACCATATCCAGCAACTAATGGATCGCCAACTTCAACAATATCATATTCATATGGATTGAGAAGCGTTGAAGAATAACCTCTACCAAACAGCGTCATCTCCAACTGAGTAGCAGCTTGGTTTGCATCAGTCAGGGTAAATGAAACTGGATTACTTCCTGCACAGTTTGATGCACTACTTGCAAGTTGATAATTTTCATCATCAATTCTAATTACATAGTAAATACCGTTACCTGGGTTTGTTGATCTAGCGTCAGTACCAGTTTGACCTGCTGCCGTAAATCCAGTAACGTTACCATTTCTATATCTCAAGAACATCATGTCGCCTGTTACCAGACCATGATTTGCTACTGCACCATTTACATAGTGTGTGATGGTATTAGTACTTGAATTCATGTAGCCTGCATTTGCTACCAGGAACTGCTCAGTATCATTACCACCTGGCTCCCACAGCGTCATTGCTGTAGTTTCATATTGGTTGATATCTTCTGACCAGTCAACTGCACCACCTGAAGTGAATGCTCTACCATCAAACTCCTTTCTTCTTACAGCAATAGAGTTTGTAATGTAGAATTCTGTACCAATTGCAAAGTTGGTTTCTACTGGAGTTGTGATTGTCAGGGTACTTTGTGCTGCCTGATCAGTCGTAACAGCAGAGTAATTACCAAGATTTAGTTTTGATCCAACATAGAATCTACCAATAATAACGTTGGTGTAAACTGTAAAGAGATCTCCAGAAGATTGGATTGGTCTAGATGCTTCATAGATGAAAGTTTTATCATCTGGAATTGACTTGATGATAAATGTTCCTTCTGCTGAAATATCTTTCAGACCTCTGATGTCAAGGGGAATGCCGTTGACAAGACCGTGAAGTGATTTGGTTGTAACAGTAACTTCTGTTGATCCTGCTGTCGCTGTTACTGATGAAATATCTTCCAGAGGGACATCTCCTGAGGAAGAATAGAAAGATGGAATTTGATGAATTCTCTCAAGAGTTTCCCACTTAGTTGACTGAAGACCATATTCAAAGTCAGTATCAATCAGAGTATTTGGGTTAGAAACTCTGAGCTTACTAACTGGATCGACAAAAGTCTCAGTAGGTTTGAACTCTGCTCCCTCTTCATCAATAAAGATCTGAAGTTTGTCAGTATCTGCATGAGCTGCAGTTACCGTATCAAAGTTCAGAGTATAAGTAGTTTGATCTGAATCAATGCTATACGCCGTACTAGTAATCCTTAGGTCAGGATCACCTAATGCGTAGATTGTTGTGCCGCGTGTAGCATTATTGATAAACAGTAACTTCTTCAGATCAACATGACCATTGATAGTTACTGTTTGCGCCGAAGCGTCAAATACGTAATCGTAAAGTAATTTTTTTGCCATTTTTCTTTCCTAGGTCTTTATTGTCAGAGGGAGGGAGAGAGAGAATTATTGATTAGATACCAAAGGTAATTGCATATCCAAGTGCTTTGACTGAAAGTGCTTGGAGTTGATCTTGAGTAACCAATGATGCTGAATTAGTACCTTCAGTGAAAAGTTCCCAATTAGACGAAGAAGTCAAGGGATCATTGTTGGTTGATTCTAAGATATTTATATAAGTACTAGGTGCGCGGAAAGCAACATCACCTGGATAATAGGTGGTTCCCGCACTCCAAACACCTTTCCAAGAGAATCCTTCAAGTACCAGATCCCAGGAAGTTTGACCTGGCTGGTTTGGTGCTACGCCAACAGTCGTTGTTTTTGCAGTGTATGCATATCCACCAAACTGGACTACGTTACCAGGAGCGTATGTAACCAATGGATCATACGTTCCAATAACAGAGAAACCAGTTGTCAAAATGTCCCAAAAATCATTGGGGGCATTCAAATACTGGTTTGGTTGTCTATTGTTATTTGCCTGCTTTGCAATGTAAGTATATCCACCAAAAGAAACAATGTCTCCTGGTTGATATGCTGATAAGTTATTCCAACTATCTTCAAATTGGAAACCACCAACATACTCTGAGAAGTTTGCCGCAGCAAATGCGGAAGTAGAAGAGTGTGCAGTAGTTACTAAGTAAAGAGTGTTTCCAAATTTTACTACGTCATTGAGACGATAGAAAGTATTCTGTGCCCATTCACCAACGTTGCGTACACCCTCAAGATGAAGCGCCCAATTAGATAAATCGTTGGAATACCAATCAGTAGCTGCTGCAGTTGACGTATGGTTTGTAGTACAAACGTAACTGTTTGCACCAAACTTGACGATATCGTCGATGACATATGCAGTGCCACCAACCCAATCACCTTTCCACTTGAATTTTAATCTGCCAAGTCTAAAATCTGCCATTGTTGTTACTTAGGTCCGTTTGTGTTGTAATCGTAAGTTTGTCCCATACGGGCAACTAAAAATCCATCGTCATCGATGAAATAGGAAAGATTTCTAGAATCGAAACGATACTGAAAGTATGGATCGATATCTGGATCTTGTACTACTGGATTGCCATTCGCATCAACTGTATAGTCATCAAGAGTGCGGAAAATAGGTTCTCCATTAGAGTCAAGTTTTGGTTGACTAATAAGATCAATCACATCATTATCATCGCCTGTGACTTTGGTGTATGTGAGCATACCGTCAGCATCGCGATCCATGGCATGGAAGTCCCAAGAGACATTTCCGCCTCCGCCTCCACCTCCTCTTGCTGTAATGTCTGCTAGATTGATTGCCATTTTATGTTACAATTTTCCAGTTGGTTCCATTATATACTAATAAAACTTCCCAACCATCTGAATCTAAAATTAGCTGTGAATCTTGAGTATTCAAATAGTCAAGGAAATCCGCGCCAGTGGCACTAGAGTCAATAGTAATATTATTTATACTCCATTGATTTGTTACATCAACAAATCTAATAAAATCTCCTACGGAAGGTGTTGCTGTCATGTCAATTTGATAGACACCTGCCGTGCTGTCTAACATATAATTTGAATTATATGTATTTGTAGTTCCGTCAATAGTAAATGCTCCAGTCTTTACCGCGACACCATAGTTGACATAAGATAAGACTGTTTCTTTATTTAGAAGCGGAACCCACGTAACTACACTATTTACAAGTTTTGTCAGATAGTAATCACCGTTACCATCTGCAGCAAATTGACCAACTCTTTGAGCAGTTGGGAGACTTGCTGCACCCAGATTCAATTTATCTGGAGTGATCGCTCCGTCAACAATTTTATTTTCCGTGACGGCATCATCTAAAATTTTAGATGAGTTAATTGAGTTGTTAGCTAGTTTATCTGCCGTCACAGATAGGTTAGCTAACTTAGATGTTGTGATATTTCCGTCTAAGATTTTCGCAGCGATGATACTACCATCACTGACTGTTCCGATGTCTAGTCGATCACCGAAGATAACAGCAAAGAATGTATCGTTCGTTGCTGGAGCTGTGGTGAACTCAATCAGATCGTTATTGATATTATAGTCAGTCGCAGGTTCAAGAACAGCACCGTTCAGAACTGCCATCACCTGAAACGCACCTGGATATACAGGGTCACCTGAAACTCTCAAATAGAAATCAGTAGAAGATCCGTTGAATCCAGACCCTCCACCAAATCTATCTAACGGAAAATCAATCTTTCTTTGATTACCAGTCTTTGGTATATTACCAATATATGCCATGGCTTTTTGTTTCTATTTATGGTTAGAGTTCAAATTATCTTGCTCTACTGTTAGAACCGAATGCTTCTTTAGACCAAGCAAAGTACACATAAGTTCTACCACTAAAGTCAGTTGCTCCACTAGATCCTTTCCTCAGTTTGAATCCATCAGCTAAGAAATCTACATACCTGTTATTAGCAGAGGTTGTTTCTACAGCATTTGTATGACAATATATTGAATTTACTATAGTGTTGCGGGAGTCTCTAGAGTCATTCCACATAACCCATTCTTGAAAATCTGTATCATAAGACTTGACTATGACGACAGCTGGACGGAAACCACACGATACATATGTACCGTTGTCATCTCCTGATCCAGGATATGTTCCAATACTAAAAAGTCCAGGAACACTGTGCCAATTATATGCAATCCAATCTTCAGAAGCATTTCCTAAATATCCTGATGAAACTGTAGTAGCATTTGCAGCAAATGATGATGTATTTGTTGCATCATCATTTAGTAACATATAACCATTGATAGTATTGGTATTGAATCTCCAATACCAATCACCAGCATCATCAAGTCTTTTTACGAGAGATACTTCTGGTGGTTTTGAAAGTCCATGAGCAATTACTTGGGAGGAACCGTTTACAGTATATTTGATAATAGAAAAACCATTTGTAGTTGATACTGAAGATCCTGTTATTGTAGAAGTTGAACCAGTCAATCCCGCAGCAGATGCAGTAGCATATCCAACACCGTCTTTATTGAAGGTATTAGCACTGCCACCAGCGGATAACCCCCAAGCAACGTATTTATGATTATCAGCATTTACTGTATCATGTGTTCCTACAGTAACTTTTCCAACTCCATTACCAGTAACTCTTCCAGATCCCTCGGCCCAGTTTCCATTAGGGTAAGAATGTGACCAACTTCTTACACTATCAGCAATAATCTGATCGGTGCTATCAACATTAGTGCATTTGATCCACACAAAGTCTGGTTCTGTTTGCATATCTAAATGCACTGACCTACCAGATACTCCATTACCATCATAATAAGCTGTTCCAACATAATCATTTGCATCAATGCCCACCTTATCATCAATATTTGCAGAATTTAGAGACTTATATCCAGTTGGTGCAGGATAAAGAAATCTCTTAGACCCAAAATTGAAATGTCCACTCAAATCTCCACCACCATTTACTTGATGTATACCTGGGGTATATCCATGAAACTCAGGGGCGGACCTCAAAGATGAAATGTCAATTGCTCCTTGAGATGTCCCGTTTTTATAGAAAACTACAGAATCATTATCAGCATCTAAAGCAATACCAATTACGTCATATTTATTAAAAGTATCTCCATAAGCAGTACCAGCACCACTATTCAGAACCTTCTTATCACCGTCCATATGATAACTTACACCCTTATCTCTCGCAGTATCTTTACTTGGGTTGATACCAATCATAGCTGCAGTAGCATAATCAGTATTGGCAGCTGAATCATGAATAACTTCCCAATAATATTTTCCAGAAAATACAGTAGTGTTTGCACACGAAACTGTATTAGGACTATTTGATATTGTAAATTTCAGACCACCTTGTGAAATTACATAAACATCATCTGTACTCTTGATATTGTATTGGTCAAGAAGAACCGCATAATTTCCTGAAATTTCTCCACCAATTCCAGTATCTAATGTGGTGTCTCCTGAAGTTGGACTGTCTTTAGTAAAGTCATTATATTGAGCATCATATCCAATCAAAGTTTTTCTAGTGCCATCAGATAATGTAATACGAATGTCCACTACTGATGCGCCACCACCATTATTGGATCTCCACCCCATTTTTGTAAATGTTACAGCAGATCCACTATAAATTTGGTTCCAAGTTGGAGAAGATCCTGAAATAGCGACCCATCCAGTATCTCCTCCAGTGTAATATGCTTTTGCCTCCTGAAAGCCATCATAACCCATTCTTGTTTCAATTTTGGTTACATCACTAATTGCTGTTCCAAACTGATATGAAGATTCTGTGTTATCGCCAGGAGCTGCACACCAACCAGTGGTAGCACGACCAGAAAATAATCCCCATTCTGGATATCTGAAATCTGGAATTCTCCAATTTCCAGATGTTACTCCACCACCATAATATCCATTGCCCACCTTATGCCCAGTGCTATGAACATGATTTTCTCTGCCAGAACTATCTTTTCCAATTTGGAATCCATCTGTTGCTAAAACCATATCGTTTCCAGTAACATCAGCACTGGCAAGTTTTAGATGATATGAATTATTATGTGCTTTCATATTGTATACTCTAAAGTTAGAGTACTTATATGTTCCACCAAGACCACTATTGCCATTTGTGATACCGATGTATCTACCCGTTAAATTGTTTGATGCTACATCAAAACTAATTTGACCAAAACCTTTACCAGAATCAAACTGCCCAACAAAGTTAGGCACTACAGTAGTACTACATCCACTATTACAAATACTGCTACCAGTATTAGTTCCTCCAGAATGGAAGGCGATAAAGTTTGCTGTTGGGTCGCCACTTTGACCATCCATTTCCACATCAACAATAATTCTAGTGAATGGTGCGCTTGCAACACCAGTATCTACCCACCAAATTTTGTCATAACCAACAGCAGCTGATGTAGAAGATGATGCTTCAGAATCATTCCATGACTGGTTTGAGTTTGCAGTATCTAACCTATAAGAAGAATTTTCATCTACATATGAAGTACCATCATGCAAAGTATATCCATTGACTTCCACTGCATGTAAATAAATTCCTCCCAATCCTAAATTATCAGTAGTGTTATAAGTTGTTCCAGCAAACTGAATTTCATTGATACTAGAATGTACTCCACAGTCTATCCAATATGGATTGGCATCAGAATAAATATCACTTACTTTAGTCCCATTGACATAAATTTTATATGCAGAACCACTAACTAACAATCTCAGTTTTCCACTGAGACCAAGCGTACTGGTGTCCCAAGTCACAATTTGGCCACCAGCAGCATTATTCATATAATCAAGTGTATATGATGCATCAAATGCTTTATCTGGACCTTGGCCAGCGGCAGCACCGTTCCCACTAAATGTCCAATAAGAACTATCGCTCCATACTTTAGGAGTGTTATTTAGATTATCTGAGTAAATATCACTCGCAGGAGTTGGATCAGTTCTACTGTCTACAAGGTGAACTCCATCAACTTTGAATCCACCAAATCCAGTTGCAGAACCAGATCCATCAAGATATCCAACTTCGATTTGGGTAATAGTTCCTGTGAAAGGATAATCTGTCCACATATATCCAGAAGTATGTATTGGAATTACGTGAACATCTCCATTACTATCCGTAATTCTACAAGTAGAAGTGGATGCTCCACTATTAGCATAAAAACTGAAAGTTGCTTTTACTGGAATGCTTACTCCACTACATGCAATGACATATTGATCAGTAGAAGATTGATTTACATTGAATCGTTCATTATGTTCAAATCCAGTAAACAAATCTGAAATACTTCCACTATTGATTTTGCTATGTGGGTCAGATCCAGTAGCACTATAGTTTGTTCCTGAGTTTACTGTAACTTGTTTTGCCTGTTTTGGTGACCAAATACCGTCAACATATTCTCCGAATACTGCTGGATATAATGCAGACCCAGAAACAAACTGAACATCTGCCATGAGTCCACCCAATATAGATGTATCATGAGATCCTAATTGGTGTCTTGATTCAGTATTCCAATCAGTTTTATCACTCAAACTATAATGAGTAGCAGTAGAAAAATTGTTAGGTGGTATTCTTTCACCGTTTACATATATTCTAACTCTATCCCATTGTTCTGGAAAACTAGTATCTACAGAAACAACAAAATGATACCATCCAGCAGCATCATTAAAAACTGCTGATGTGATGTATTGTGATACATACGCACCTTGATAATCTAGATATTCTAATTGTCCAGTAGGACCAATTTTCAATGCTGTTGTTGGATGTGTTGGTCCATAGGTACTGAAGATACCATGGTCACCTCCTGAATTGAATTCAGATCTTTTTATCCAACCACTCCAAGTCCACTTTATTCTATCTCCTGGACCTGGATCATAAACAAAGTGATTATCCTCCATTCTTATAGAATTTTCAATTAGATATGCATCAGCATCACCTCCAGATGCTGGAGAAAATCTAATACCCTTGATTGACAGGGGAGAAAACGACCCCGCGTTTGTTGCAAAAATTGACATGATCTATCCTCCTTATCAAGCGAAGTTCTTGGAAGCAGCGCCAAGCACTTCCCAAGCAGAACTTCTTCTAATCAGTGTAAATGAAAATACGTCTACAGCATTTGCTGTTCCTGTTGGTGCAGCACCACCAGACCATTTGATCGTTGCACCAACGCCTCCGATTTGCAGAGTGCTAACGATATATGGAGTTCCTCCTTGGGAAACAATGAACGAAACGTTTTGAATTTGACCGTCTACTGCAGGTAAGTTTGTAACGTTCAGAGTCATGTCTCCAGTTGCACCACTCAGATATCCAATCATTCCGCTGTTAGAATTCAGAGTTCCTGCATTTGTTGTGAGCGTGACATCTACAACACTTTCAATTACTCTATTCAGATTGACTGAAGAAGAGAATGTATTTGCTCCACTGAAAGTATTTGTTCCTGCAAGAGCAGCGTATCCTGCAAGATCTCCAAGAGCAACTTCTGTATAGTTTGTTCCGTCGTTAGTTGCTTCCCACTTAGCAGTAGAGTTGTTGTAACGGAGAGTTCTTTCTGAGGTTACTGTACCAGCACCATCTGTTGTCTGTACTACCGAAATACCACCAACACCTGCTACCACGTTTTGACCAGTTCTCATCCTGATGATGGAGTCAGCAACATCAAGATCGGTCGTGTTGATCGCGGTGGTCGTACCCGAGACTGTAAGGTTACCAGAAACAGTCAGGTTGCCAGTGATTGTCTGACCACCAGTTAGATCAAGAAGTTCTTTCCATGCACCAGCATGTGCATAGTATGCTCTACCAGCATTACCTGCGCCAGGACCAATGCCATGAACATGTGCGAACATGCCATGATACGTTGATGGGTCTGGTAGGTCTGCAGAATCATCATAGTGAAAACGAATCTTGTTTCTTTGACTCGTTAGTTCTAGTTGATCTGTTGCTGCAACAGCACCTGTAATACCGTAAGTCGCTGTGGGTGCTCCTGTTCCAGCAAGGTCAGTAATAGTGTTGACTCTAATGGTAGACATTTTATACTAAGTACCTTTTTTCTATTTAGTTACCGTAGACTGTTCGTGGGAAAATTTGACCGTATCTGGTGACTGTGCTCCTTCCACGGGCAAGTGATGATGCACCTTCACCAGATTGAATTCCAGAAGTATTAATGTTTTCTGGAACAAATGCAGATCTCAACTTTACAATTGAGCCGAGTTCTAGTGCAGTATCCCAGGTGACATCAACAATTTGAGTTCCAAAAGTTTGATTTGAAATAGAAGCATCAGTTGCTGTCTGTAATGAAATATCTGATTTCAGTGAAATGTTTGCCATTAGTAGATGCTCCTGTAGAAACTTCTTCTATAAGGAATATATGTTCCTCTTGGATATAAAATACCAGTTGGTCTTCTGATGCCACGTCTAGAAACTTTTCTAGAAATTGAAGAGGTATCCTCAAAGTTTTCGTCTCTATTATTCATCCTCTCTTGAATTACTTCCCAAGAGAAGTTTGTATTTGAATAACTATATGCAGCAGCTCGTTGTGTTGCTGTAGAATTTCCACTTGTCAGTGTTGGAATAGTAGAAACTCCCAGAGATGCGTTACCAGGGGTAGCATCTCCAGAAGTTTGAAGTGAGAGATCTGATTTGAGAGTAACAGCAGCCATCAGGTTGTTCTTGCAGCAAATACTACGTATCTTGATACCAAGTCAGTGTCTATTCCAAAGAATGGTTGGTTTGTTCTTCCAGCAGGAACAATTACTGTATAAACTTCAGATCCACTAACTGTAATTGTATCTCCTGGATAGATTACAGTTTCTCCAGGTTCTGCGACCAACTGAATAACAACAAAATCATCTGGAAGATAATATGGACATGGCATCATTGCAGAACAAACTGGCAAACCTTTCAGTGGTTTGTGAGAATCTGCAGCAGCACTAACAGTGAAAGTTCCACCAGCAGCACCTGAAATTGTCATAGTATCATAGTTTGAATTTCTATAATACTGTTGAATTACGTTGTTCAAAATTCCAGCTTGATTTGCATATCCATCATTCCATTTGTGACCATCAATATTGATTCTATATTGATCAACAATTCTATCTGAAGTGTGATAATGAGTTCTATCAATAGAATGCCTTTGATATCCAAACAGACATTCTCTTGCTCTACATGCAGAGTGAAGTTTACCTACAGATGGAGCATAAGTTTGATCTCCTACACCAAAATGTGGTTTGGATGCAGAATATGAATCATATGGTTCTTGGCAATCATTTGTTACCATCAAGAACCCTTCATTTACATTGTTCCAATAACCAAATTCTCTATCAGCTTGGGTTCCATATAACGTAACACTACCTTGGAACACATGGTCAAGATCCCAAATATTTTGCCCCCAAAGAGTCCCTTTGTTCAAAGAGAACGTTGCAAATCTTTCAATATTTCCATTAATGACTTGCTGGAATTGAAATACAGTATAATTAGTATCTTGTGAAACAGGTGCTCTATATGTAACAATTTTTAGTGGGTAATCAGTTGGGTCAACTTCTCTAGCAAACCTGAGTTTTAGACCCATACCATCAGAGTCTGAATCATTTCCTCCAACATAAGTTGGGAAAGATGCTGCTCTTTCAGCACTATAGTGCTGATAGACTGCCTGACCATTCGTGTCATATGTCAAATGGTTACCAAAGTTATCCATTCCTGGGTCACCAAAAAATCCACCTTGAAGACCATATCCATCCCAACCAATGTATGGAGAGTACAACTCATTGAGGTTGAAGTTTGGACCCGACTTCATTGTAATAAAAGATCCAGATGAGTGTGGGGCAGTTACTGCGAAAGAATAGTATGTAATTCCCCTTGCTTTATTTGCATCATTTGTAACTCTACAAACTCCTGCGTATGGTTGCCCCCAGTTAACAAATGCTGAATTATGACTCAATGCAAGATCTTTGTCTGACCACCACCAGTTTGTTGCACCACCTTGAGTTGCATGAACTTTGATTGCTGGAACTGTTGCACTTCTAGTGCCAAAAGTGATGTCAGTAGCAGTTGAACCACCAATATCAGCAGCTGATAAGGTAATTGCAGCATCATTCGCATATCCTGATCCACCATTTCTGATATAGACAAGAATTACCTTTCCTTCAATACCAGAACTATGATCTGAACCATAACGCCTTACGGTAACAGTAGCAGCAGTTCCACCACCAGGAGCAGTTAGTTGAACATCCCACTCCGCGTAATAAGTTCCATCCGAAACACCATCGGCACTCAGATTTCTAGTTGGAGTATTTGCATTTGAGATTGGATAAATCTGTCCACCAACTTCACTCCAACCATCAGTGGGTGCGAGAAGTTTTCTCATTACTCCTGTAGTTGCAGTACCACTGTGATGACCAGCACCACCAGTACCCAAAGCAAGTTCTAGAGCATCAAGAACTTGCTCACTTGTCCATCCAGTATTGCCTGAATTTACTAAAAATTCTGTTCTTGTTACTGCCATTTTATGCCTCTAATTGTACTACTTTGAGAGTTACGGTAATTTGTTGTTGGGAACCACTACGATTCGTTACTGACGCATAAATGCTAGTATTGGGTGTGGCTTCATAGTTGAATCCAATAGTTCCAGGAGTAATTTGTTGAGTGCCATCGACTCTAACTTCTGCAATAACACCAGATCCTGGTGATGGGTCAGTACCTTCCCCTCTATTTAGATCATTTGCTCTAGAAGCTGCAGTCGTATATAGTCTTACCCAAGCATCTGCTGATGTTGTAATTGCCAAAAGAACATAAGACTTGAAACCTGTAAGGTTTACATTGGAATCAGTGGTGTCAGTTGCGATATTCTGGGTCTGTGCTGCAACATCAGTTCTTGCTTGCAGAGAACCTGTTCCTCCACCACCACCACCAATAACCTCTGCTGGTGCCCATTGAGAACCATTCCACTGAAGATAATGTCCAGCAGTGATTGTTTGACCACCACCAGTTGTTCCTGCAGCAGATGAAACGTTAGCAAGATCACCAAGATTCTGAGGAACTGTTGGTTTGTTTAGAATCTGTGCAACACCAGAAGTCGCATCCCAATCACTATTGACTTGAGTTGCTGCAAGGTTGGGAAGGTTCTGGAGATTGTTGTAATCACCATACTCTGAAGGGATGGGGATATTATGGTAGGTCGTACCATCGTTGGTAAATTCCCACCTATCACTTGTCTCATTCCATCTGACTCTAGTGTCGTTAGAAGCAGAACGTTCAACAACAACTGAAGCATTTGCAGTTGGTGCAACAGGAATCGTCAGTTCAATAGCAGTCTGTGAACCAGAACCACCAAAGTTTGTGTTGAGAGTAATCTGAGTACCACTATCAATACTTGCAACAGTTGCTGCTCCAAGTGTCAGTGTTCCTGCATTACCAGTAATCGTTACCGATGCACCTTGCGTTATTCCTGAAGTTGATGCAAGGTTAGTGACAACTGCAGAGTTTGCAGAGGCATCACCAGTGAATACGCCAAGATTGTCATTCAGAACAACTTCATTGTTAGTGACATTCAGAGTCGCAACATTATTAGTTGTTGTGGTTCCAGTAACATTCAGGTTACCAGAAACTGTAACATCAGTGAACGTTGGTGATGAATTTGCAGTAACAAGATCAGTTGGTTTGTTTTTGATGTATGCAACACTTGTTGTCGATGTTTGAGTCCAGTCTGCTTGAACTTGAGCAAATGGTTGACCACCAAGATCGTTATAGTTCAGTTGGGAGTTTACCCAATTAGATCCGTTATATCTAAGAACCTGTGCAGTAGCAGGAGTGTTTACAACAACATCAGACAGACCATCCAGATCGGATGCTCCACCAGTGCCACCACCAACAATACCGCCAACAGCACCACCACTCAGGTTAGAGAAAACACCAACCTTGAGTTCTTTACCAGATGCAATGTTGAACGCTTGTCCAGATCCTACGTTGATGTTATCGCAGAAGGTATAAGCATAATCTGTAGATGGATTTACAGTAACTGAAGAAGTTGTATTCAGATCAGGAGCAAATCTAATCTCTGGTGTATTTGCATCAAGAGGAATATCGCCAACATTGAGTGATGCACCACCAGTTGCAACAGAACTCCAACCAGAACCATTATGAGTTCTGAGTTCATTCAGAGCATCATCATAATAGATATCTCCTTCACCAAGACCTGCTGCGTTTGCTGCAATCTCGTCAGCATATCTGACATATAATTTTTTTGAAGTTACCGAATCATCAGCAATCTTTGCTGTGGTAATATTTGCATCTTTGATGTGATCAGTGGTGATTGCTCTCAGAGCATCAGAAGTTGTGCTATTACCAATCTTAGATGAAACGACCGCACCATCTCTGATGTGATTGTTGGTAACTGCTCTAAGGCTATCTGATGTACCACTAGAAGATAATTTAGCACTTGTAACAGAACTGTTCTGAAGTGCTGCAGTATCTACTTTATTGGCAAGATCTGCTGTCTCTAAGTTGATATTACCTGTTCTTCCTTCAAAAGTTTGAACGCCTGAAGGTGCAACTGATACAATATCAACACTTTTCTGAAGATAGCGAACAAGAATCGCATCTCCCTGAGCGGGTGTTGATGTAAAAGTAATTTCGTTTTTTAGTGTGCCACCAATTTCATATTCTTCAGTGTTCTTCAGAACACCATTGATGAACACAAGCAATTCCGTATCCTCGTTTACGGATTTTGAAAGTGTTTCTGTGGCGTTACCAGAAGCAGTGATCGACTGTTCAGCAAGATCAACTGTACTATTTTCTACTCCGTAACCGATATATGGCATTTTATGCGATCTCCATGTAACTTACAATGACATCCAGTGATGCTGCAGCACTTGACTGTGCTTGTAATTTATCGCCTGCGCCACTAGCGACATTATATGCCATTACGATTTTATTACCAGCCATGATCTCAATAGAAGATCCTGCAGGAATTGGGATATTTCTACATAACCAAATATCTTCTGTCGCAACTGGATTTTGTCCTGCTACAGTCAAACTAACTGCAGGACGATCGATCTTGACGGAAGCATTGACGGCACTGGTTGTAACATTACACAAGGTAATACCAACAACAACAGTTTGCTTATCAGTCTGTCCAGTTCCTAATTCTTGGGTATAAACATCAGTAAGACCAAGACCTACTGCTGCTTTAGATGCTGATCTAAATTTACTTGCCATTTTTTTATTATCCTAATGCAATTGTGAGTGCGATTACTTCGTCTTCTGAAACACCAGCAGTAAAGGAATTCACAGCGTCGGTCAAATTAGTGAAGTTGCCTTGAAGTTGACCAATGTCGCCAACGTTCTCAGAGATCTGGTTGATCTTTCTTCTTTGACCTTCAAAAGTATCAGTAGTAAGAACTACTGGTTTTGTAGAAGTATGTGGTGAAGTGGGAGTAGAAAATATTGCTACTCCCCAAGATGATTGTGCCATTTTAGGTTACGTTGATTCTTGCCCTTACATAATAATTGGTTGACGATTCCAGGACGACATTAGAAGGTACTTCCAGTTCCAATAAATTCTCGGTATCTGTAAGTGACTCATAAATGACATTGCTAAATGAAGCATCGTCAGCAATCTGCCAATCAGTTGAAGTATGTGAATAGTTAGCAGTGTCATAGCTAACATTATTTAGGTTGATGGTTGGTCTCAGACTTGTTTCAATTGGTAGATTGAATACTGGTTGATCAACAACGTTTGTTGTAAATGCTACTGGAGAACTCCATGCACTATCAAAACCAGCACTATCTCTATATCTAACTTCTACTGTATAAGTAGTGTTCCAATCAAGAACAGGAGCCAAGAATTCAATTTTTTGTCCACTATCTCCAGCAGGATCAAAGTCTACAGCAGTTGTATAAACAATCTGTCCATCACTCACTCTAGTAATTCTCCAGAATGAATATTCGTGACCATTACCAAGATAACTGATGAAGAGGCTAGATTGAATTCTAGGTTGTCTTACAAAAGTTTTGGTGGTTATGGCATCTACAAATCCTGCAGGGTTGATAGTAGGATTTGCAATAAACTGAAGTGTCAGGATTGCTGCGTTTGAATATGCAACTGCAGCACCTTCAGACTGAGCACTTAGACGATAATAATAACCATTGTTTGTAGAGTCTCCAGTAACTGATAAATTATTTGAAATTGATGAAGGAATATCTGTCCAAGTAGCACCTTGATTAGAACTTACCTGCCAAAGATAGTTGATCGTTCTGTTGCTGGTAACAGATGCATTTGCAGTAAACGTAACTGGAACACCAGCAGTAGTAGAAACACTCTGGGGTTGTTGTGTAAAAGTAATGACTGGAGTCAATACTGTCAGAGTCGCAACATCAGATGTTATTGGTGAATTAGTTGCAGCAGGGTGACTAATGATGACTCTATATTGATCACCATTGTCATTCGCAGTTACTGTTGCTGGAGTTGTGTATGAATTAGTTGTTTCTCCAACAAGTGGCGTCCATGTATTGCCATTATCATCTGACTTCTCCCACTGATATGTAACTACTGATGCATCAGATGCATTAGCAGTTACCGTGAAATTGGCCGCATCAGGTTGATATCTTGTTTGATCTTGTGGTTGAGAAACAATTGCAATGGTAGGTCTGACATTGACAGTCAGAGATGCTGCGTTAGATGTAATATCTCCTGCAGAACCTACAAGACTTACGACAACTCTATATTGATTTCCACTTGCTGAAGTAGCTACATTAGAAATAGTATACGAGTTATTGACAGCACCAGTAATAGGTGTCCAAGTAGAACCAGAATCTGTAGATTCCTGCCATTGATAAGTTGCAGTTCCGCTTGATACTGTAGTCGCTACACTGAATGTAACATTCTGAGTATCATAAACTGTTTGATCAGTTGGTTGAGTATCGATCGCAAGAGTTCTTTGAACAGTCAGAATAACTGCATTAGCAACAACTGATCCAAGACCAGGAATGGATCCAGTTACGCGATAATAATCATCATTATCATCTGCGTATGTTGTACCTGAAACCGTCAGAGAGCTTGAAGTTTCCCCTGCAACTGCCGTCCAAGTAGATCCTTGATCATCAGATCTTTCCCATAGATATGTGATTGATAGACCACTATTTGTGGACATGGCAACAGTAAATGTTGCATCTGTACCTTCGTTTACAGTCTGATTTGTGAGTTGAGTATCAACTGTAATCGAACCCTGAGTTACAGTCAGAATTGCAACATCAGATGTCAAAGGAGTATTGACTGCTGAAGTCGATGAAACCTGTACTCTGTATTGATATCCAGTGTTTCCTGCTGGAGTTTGAATGCCACTCAATGAGAGAGTTGCATTTGTTTCTCCAATCATTGTGGTCCATGTAGAACCATTGTCAGATGACTCTTCCCACTGATATTCCAGAGGAACATCATCAGTGCTTGCTGCCGTTACTGAGAATGTTGCAGTCTGACCTGAGATGATTGAAACATCTGCTGGTTGTGATGAAATAGTCAGGAAAGATCCAACATACTGCAAAGGCATTGCGTTGGAATATGTGGTTGCTGATCCAGAATCAGTAATCTCTAATCTAATCAGAAGATTATTAATTGCAGAAGTATCGTCTTTGATCGTCAAAGTTGTGTTGGTTTCACCAGAGAATCCAATTTCAGATGCAGCAATATTTGTCCAAGTTGCTCCATTATCAGAACTCTTCTGCCACTGGTATGTGTGTGGTGCAGTTCCTGGTGCTATATCATCAACAGTAATTTCTCTTGGGTTACTTCCACCACCTTTTGCAAGGACGGTCATACCATCTACCCAAATGTCATTTACATCAAAACCACCATTTGCTGGACCATTAGGGTTATTTCCACCTGGATCAGATGGTACAAATGCAGATCCTGGTTGATAATATGCTTGTCTCAGTGATGTACCAAAGATGTATGGATATACAGGAACATTACTTGAGTCAACAGTAATAAAGTATGCATATGTTCCATTTGGATAATCTGGGGTTACACCATAACGTCCGTTTGAACTATCAAGTGTTCCAGATCCTGGAGAATAAGTATAGTCTTGTAGGAATGAACCTGCACTCAAAGTTACTGACTGACCACTAACAGTAATAGTATCAGTATATTTGAAACCTACAGGTCTATGGGTATCAGTATTGAGTTGACTAAATGATGAAGTCATTCTCGTAGGAGATGACGTATTATCATTGGCGTTTGTATAACCCCATGGACCATAAATTGGGTGACCATCAAATGCCCAACCAATGATCTTAGAGTGACCATCAGGATGACGGAAATTATCTCCATTATAATTTGTTGTTTTATAATATGAATTTCCTTGTGCTACTGCACTCCAGTCGCCACTGAATAAGAATGTACCGCTGTGATAATGATATTCACCATTTTGTTCTGGATGTCCACCAGCACTGTCTACACCATAATACAATTCATTGTGAACAGCATTATACTCAAATCCTGGTGGTGGATTGTCTTGACTTCCTGGGAGAGCACCAGGACCAGCAGATGGGTTGAATAAAACAACACCATTAGATGCGATACCAAGAGCACCAAGAGTCCATGGTGTCAATGATGGTGAATTTGTACCACCTCTATAAACAATTGTATGATTTAGAGTTTGTGCTGAAGTAGTATTTGGATTAGCGCCGTTTGGATGTGGACCATGAGTTGCTGGATCTGGAAGTTGATCAGAAACAATCGTCATCAAATACTCTGAAGCAGAGAAGTTGCTGCTTGTCAATGACAAACTATCATCAGCACTTACTCCATTTGGTCTAATGATATTGATTGCCGATCCAACCTGAGTTTGAAGTACCGTTAGAACTTGTGCAGTGGATGTAACTGAACTGTAGAAAGAAGTTGAGTCAGCATCAGAAGTCCCTCCAGTTGTGGTAAAGTCGTAATAGATACGTGATCTAAATGAATAACCATTCAAAGATAATGGTGGTAAAATTTCAAGTGTTCCTGTTCCAAGTCCAGATGTATACCAGGACTCAGTTCCATCAATATACGTATAACCATTTCCATCATCATATTCCCAGAGAATTACTCCATTTGGAACTGCGGGTGTTGAAAGATTTGTATAAGTTACTGTAAAAGTATATGGCGTGCTTTGATTGACACTACCTGTAGCAGGAATATCTGTGCCGACACTATAGACTGGATCAACACTAACTACTCCACTTGTTCCTCCTTGAGTTTGTGAAACAAGCAGTTGTGGATGATCAATAAGAACAACTAATTGAGCACCATCATCACTAGGATTGAATCCATCAATTGATGCTTCACCAACTCTTACACTGTAGAGTTGATGTCCATTAGATCCAGTTTGTCCTTGAAGTGCTTCGATTCCATATGGACTACCAGGAAGATACGAAGGATTTGCTGGCGTTGCCCCAGGATCATAACCAAGAGAAATTATTGGGGTAGATCCATCACTGAAAGTCGCTTCAATTTCTACTCTACCTGTATTTGCTCCAGCAAAAATATTTGTCAGAGAAGCATTATCCCAATAAGTATTATGAGTAAGTGTTACTGTAGCAGTGAAGGTTCTTGCTAGAGTTCTAACATCCGCAGCATTTCCCGAATCTGCAGATACTACGCATGAGAAGAAGTAACCACTTATGTCAGTACTATCAGGAACAGTCAAAGTTGCTGTATTGACACCACTGACATTAGCAAGAACTGCTGCATCATTCCACTGTCCATTATTGACTGCTGCTTGAGTTGTAGCATACTGCCAACCATAACTCAAAGATCCTGCATCAGAAGCAGATGCTGTAACAGCAAAAGTAGCAGTTCCACCATCTACTGGATATGATCCATCTCCAGTTGCATTAGATGGTTGAACATCGATTGTAATTACTGCGTTATTAGTGCCTGAGAGTGTAAATGAACGATCAAGTACATTTCCAGAAACTTTTTCTCTAATACGGAATGTGTAAGTTTCATCTGATGGACCTGAAGTTGCAGTTCCTGAAAATACACCAGTTGCAGAATTAAAGGTAAATCCAGAACCAGTAATTGTATAAACACCATTACTCTCTGTAAATGCTGAGGTTGACCCAGTATCTACTAATTCAAATTCTGGTGTGATGTATTGGGAACTTACAGTTTCTCCAGCAAAAGTAGTGGTTGTTACTGATACTGTAGTTGTAAATGTAGATCCATCATTGAGAGTTATACCATCAATGTTATTTGGAGTTTCGCTCCAAGTAGTTGTCAGATCAACAAATGGGAAGAAGATGCCTTGACCGCCGTCATATGTAACTGACTGAGTTCCTGAAGAAACTGGATTATATCTTCTTTCTTCTTCTGGGTTTGCATTGAGATAAGCTGCTCCCCAACGACGACCAGCAAGACCGAGTTCAGAGAATCCACTACCAGTTGATTGTATAACTCTTGATTTTGGAACAGGGAATTGCTTTACAGCAATACCACCACCATATTCCTCAGTTTCTAACTGAGCCCAAATATCACCAGCGACGAATGGATTACCGTCAGGTGCATTTCCAGACCTTACAACGCTTGAGTAATTAGTAATCCAATTATAAATTGCATCATTTGCAAAGAAAGTCCCTTCAATTTTGGTGAATCTCATTGGCCATCTTGGACGACCACCAATAATCGAGTCATCATCTGCTTTATTGAACATGCTGCCGCCACCTTGTTCGGTGCCAGTTGCAGTTGTATCAGCAGTGAATGTAATAGTTTTATTTGTAGAGTCAATTGCCGTGACTGTTCTCCACTTAGAGCAAAAATCTGGGAGAGAAATACCACCAATTGTTGCTTCAGTAACATTTGTTGCAGAAATAAGCTCTGCTCCCATTCCTGGATGATTTTGGCAATAGTAGTAATAACTTGCTGATGTAGCAACAGTACTAGGAACGTCTGGGTGAGTATCTCCTCTTGGATCAATAAATTCAATATAACACTCTACTCCGCCACCAACAGCAGCACTATAAGTTGCTTTATCTACTTCTCCTTGCCCAGCAACAAAATAACGAATACAATTGTTGGTGTTCAAGCTCAAACTAGTAAAATATGCATCAAAGGAATCTCCACCAGAATGAGTTCCATCTGATGTTGGAGAAATATCTAATGGATGAGTTGCATTAGATGCATCAGTTTGAAGGAATCTATAAACTACACCTTGTTCAATGGAAAGATTTGGTTGAGATGCAGGAGATCCAGCAGCAACACCATTTTGAATTCTATCAAATGCAAATACTCCACCAGAAACAGTTACTTCATATTTTATGATTTCGCCAAGGTTGAAAGTATCTTTCTTTCTCTCATCGTGAAGTAGAGTTGTTGGATTTTGTGTTCCAGGATCAGTAACTCTGGGAAATTCAAATTCAAAAATATCACCTTGCTGAGGATTCAGTGCAGTATATACTGCATCATGAAGACTCAATGTAACATCAGTAGAACCGCTTGTAGTGCTAAGAGGATATCTCTTTGCTGTATCATTAGCAGCAGTTGTCATAAAATACGTTGTTGCTGCACCCTGACTGACATTGGTGAAATTTTGAAAACCAACTGCAGATGGATCCTGGACTGTATGGTCAGTAAAACTTACAGGAGACTCTGCCGCCAGCGCAGCATTTGGTTGACCAAATTGTGCCTGTGCATCATAAATGTCTCTCCAAACTGCAACCATGCCTGCAACAAGTGGAGATGAGAATGAAGTTCCACTGATTGTTACATGATTTGCTCCTGTATAATCAGATCCAGTAGTAGTGCTTGATGTCCAATCATAACTTGGGCAATAAATTCCTTGACCAGGAGCATAGCAAGTAACAGCTTCACCATAGTTGGTAAAAGTTGCGAATGTCTGACGATTACTTACAAGTCTCGTAGCACCAACAGTAAGTTTATCAAAACCACCACCTGACATTCCATAAGTATTTGATGAATAATTTGTCAGACTGATTTCTGGATCAAGTTCAGATTGTATACCAGAATCTCTTACACCATATCCAATTCTTGTATTTTTTGGACCATAATTTTGAGGATTGCTATCTGCGTCCGTCCAAGTCATGCCGTTACCAGCAGATCTAACGAGAGTAACTCTTGGTAATGAAGCAATTCTTGCCTCAGCATCTTCATATGCCTCATCAAAATTTGTTGTTGGTAAATTAGCTTCTCGAACAACAATTGTGCCAGTCATCGCTGAGTGAAACTGGCAAACATAAGTCAGAGTACCAGAATTATCTAAGAGCTGAGAAGTATCAATCGTGACCTCACCAGTTTGATTATCTCCAGATGTTGTTGTAGCACCAGAAAATGCACCAAAATCATCATTGACCAAGAATGGGTGTCCAGATGCATTCATGTTCATAACAAGAATGTCACCTTTGGTAACAGTCAGAGTCGGATCATTTGCATTAGTGTGTGTCGTAGTTCCATCAGTTCCAGAAAAAACATAATCACTAGAACCATTGTTACCTACATTGAAATTATATGTTTGTGGAGCATAGTTTTCATTTCTCCCCATGAAAGGAAATTCGGGAGTAGGAGAACTCAGACCAATACTTACATTGACAACAGAAGATCTTGGTCTTGTATTTCCGTCAAGAGTATTTCCTTTGAATTCTGCATCGTCAGGATCATTGTGTCTATAAACAGCATCCCATGCTTCCAGCATCTTAGTAGTAAAGATGTCACCATTATCATCAGATACTCTCAAAGCATAAATTTTTGCCTTATTTGCAACGCCAGCAAATCTACCTGCTGCCATGATTGCACAATAAGTTCCATGTCCATCTGAAACGTTGCTGCCAGTTGACTGAGGTTCATTTCCATCTGTAGTCCCTGGATCATATAGAGATGTTGGAAGTTCGTATACTCTGTAGTTACTTTGCTCAGTAGATCCATTCAGATTCGTAACATAATCTGGATGAAAAAATTCTGGGTGAAGTCCTGCACCAGATCCTGTTGGTCTGCTAGCACCTCGAATGCCTGAGTCAATAACATAGATATCTACATTTTCGCCATCATTTTTTGTGGAAAACGATCCAACGTTTGGATTTGAATCATCATAATCCAACCTTGAAATCGCATCCAAATGCCAATACCTATTGCCAGAAGTTGCTCCTGGAACATAGGTACTTCTTGTTGCGTGAAGCTCAAAATTACAATGATCTTTAGAAACCTTGCCCAACTCTAAGGCAGAAATTTCATTATAAAGTCTTTCTTGATCATCGCCGTCAAAGATGATTATGTCTAGACTTTTTAGAATCTTATATGAATCAATAGTTACGGAGGAAGAAACATCAGTCGCGATCTGCTCTAGAGATGCAGAAGGGGATGTTCTTTTGAGCAGGACTTTATTAGACATTCTTCTTTAGCAATTCCTTGAGTAGGGTTTTTATTTCAGATATTTCTTGCTTGAGATTATTTATATCTTCAACCGTTGTGTTCAATTTATGATGCTGTTTTTTGGACTGCATATATCTTTCATATGCAGTCCTGTCGGTATTGACTACAGCCCCCGTTTCCATGTTCTTGCGTAGGTCAGAATGACCTTCAATACGTGCTTCTTTCATATTATGCGCTAGCGATACATCTTAGATCTTCAATTTTTGGAACATATGCTGGTCCCTTCTCATCATTCAGTCTCATGATAATTTTGACAGAGAACTCAGAAAACTCTGGAAGATCTTCAACTGTGAACTTATATTCCTTGAAGGAATCAGCAAATTCTTGTGATGGATCAAGGATGTCTGAATCATCAACTTCAATATCATCTGCATTATCTGCTAAACCACTTGTCTCCTCATCGAAGTCAACTGGGAAGATGAATGCCTCTGCAACAGCGAGTTCAGTTGGAGATCCAGCGGCAGTAACATTAGCAACTGTTACTTGAACTCCCGATCCACCACCAGCACCATCAAAAGTAGGATCAAATGTTAGATATTCTCCATCTTTATACCCAACACCTGGAGAATTCAGAACTACTGAAGAAACAATACCATTTGCGTCTACAGTGATATCAAAGGTTGCCCCAGAACCAGCAGATGGAAGATTTGTAGGTGAGTTTGGATCATAGATAGCTGCTACATTAGAATAAGAACCCTGAACATAACCTGCACCACCGCTGGTCAATGTTTGGTTTCCAGTCAAAGCATTTCCTGTTCCACCTGTATTTGAATCAATTATAACTCTAGGAGCAGACAGGAATCCAGATCCTCTCTTAGTAACCAAAATGTTAGTGAGAGTATTTGTATTAGTATCAATCACAGGAGTAACTTCAGCACCATTTGCTGGTTCAAGAGTTACTGCTGGTGCAGTTGTATATCCTGCTCCACCATTTGTAATTTCAATCGATCTAATAGAAGATTTCTCAGTAAACTTAGGATTGAAGTATCTCCATGGTTGTGAACTGATAATCTTATCAGATGAAGTAGGTCTGATTCGATACATTACTTGAATGTCTTTGTTAGCAAATAGATTTGCTGTCAAACGAACATCAATATTAGTAGCAGGGTTTTCCAGATTTACTGTCTTAGTCTGATACTTAGCACTATGTGATCCCATTTCACCTTCTTCTTCAGTTCTATAGAGGAATCCTCCACGATCAATAGGATCTGTTTGGAGATAATAGTCTGTAGATGCTCCAACAACCTGGAATACATATGGGGTCAGAGATGCAGTTGTTTGTGGTGGAGCAAATCTCATTCCTTGCTGAAGAATGAGTTCACCAGAAGCACTATTTACACTAGTAGTAGGAATCTTCAGATATCTGATATCAATATATTTTTCCTCTTGGTTTATACCAACAACCTCTGCTTGAATTATACCTGTTGAAGCTGATTCAATAGATCCTGTCACAAAGTTTCTAACTCCATTTGGATCTACCTTATAAACGTTCTGGATTACAGAACCAATTCCAATACCACCAATTTCTGCAGTACCGCCAAGTGAAGGGGTATTATCAAAAGGATATAAGCGATAAACCTTATATCCAAATCTTGCTTGATCTGGCATTGGTTTATCAATTCTATTAGAAACTGTAAAGAGACTTACACGATCAAGATCAAGCACAGGAGAAACCGCATCATTTGTGGTTGACATGGTTATGTTGTACTTCAGAGACTTTCTACCATCATTTCTATAGATTTCATTGATTTCAGAAAGAACTGCATAGTTATCAGTCAGATAAGTATTCCTACCAGGAACAACAGAAATTGTTTCAGTTGAGAATGCATTTGGATTGTCATAATCAACAGAGTCTGCTTTCAAGGCATCGATGGTGTGCGAAACATTACAACTTGGGAACTGAAGAAGAGAGACTTGAGGTTGTAAAGTCTGGAACTGCTGGTTTTCAGTTGCATATGCAAATACTCCACCGCCCCTACCACTTTCAGTTGCCTGATCATTCTGAGAGTTAGGATCTTTTGAAATCAGAACATCATATGAATCTATACCAACATTCAAAATTTGATGGATAGAGTTCATCTTAGAAATGGCGATTCCATTCATAAGAGCATCTCCTGTACCAACACCCTGAACTCCCTTGAGAATCACGTAATCGCCCTCTGACATTCCATGGTTCTTGTGAGATACTCTTACAACTCTTGGATTAGAACCAAAGAGGTTGTCAGCATAAGCAGAAGGTGCAGATGCACTGCTGTAAATACTTTCCCCGATCGAGTTGCCACCTCTATAAGAGAGTTTATTGGTTTCAAATGGCGCAGGACCCATTCTGATGAATGGCATCTTATCATTTACAAGTTCGACAGATGCTGTAGATGTTGTGGAGAACTTAGCACGATTCAGAGTAAACTTGACATCTTCAAACTGATCAGCAGTCCAAAGAGTAGAGTTCTGAGACTTGAAGAGAGATCCAAGATATGGTTGAGTAGAAACTCTCTGTGTTGTCCCAATTTCATTCTCACCAAGGCGAGAGATATACATGTTGTAATCGATGCTATTTGAAACAACAACGAATGCATATTCAGTATTATTTTCAAGATAAATTGGTGATGGGAACTTGAACTTGGTTCCAACACTTGCATCATCTGAAGTACCTACTCCCATCTCAACTGCATGAGATTCTCCTCTAATTCTGGAAATCGCTGTTGCTCCAGCACCATCACCCTCGATTGAAACTGAAGGTTCTGAAGTGTAACCAGATCCTGGATTAGTAACTACAATCTCAACAATTCTTTGGAGTCTTGCATCAATTTTTGCATATGCAGTTGCTTGTACACCACCAACTTGTTGTGGAGATCCAATTGTAACTGATGCTGTAGTATAAGTTTCTCCAGTGTTTACCATCTCAATAGATGCTACCTGGAAAGAATCTCTTGCAATATTGACAATAGAAGTTGGTTCTGGGAATCTTTGAATTGAAAGAACTTCTCCTGGTTGGAAGTCAATTCCATTATGATTACTCAACTCAAGAGTATATGTTGTATTGCTGAAGTTTACTGTAGTAGTTGTTCCTGTAATCTCTAAATTAGTTTTGACAGTTCCATTTGCACCAGAGGTCAGTCCAATAACAGTTTCTCCAGCAACGAAGGAAACTGCACTATCACTTACAATCTTCAACTTAGTTGTTGGATTGACAGTAACTTCAGAGAATGGAATTGTTTTCTTGCCTGGAGTTCCAAGAAGAGTTTCAGTCAGATAGCATCTAGTTGGTACATTTTCACTCTTTGATTGGAAGAAGACTTCCAGACTTGAGAGGAACATACCATCTTGATATCCTTCAACCATGAAAGTCTGAGCAACAGGGTCAAAGTAGTTTGTATTTGCTTCTTGATTAGTTCTAACACCATCAACAAACTGAGTCTGGTCTTGCTCAGAAACAGATCTTTGAGTAATGGTAGGAACTCTCGTAGAAACGATAGTTTCCTGCACAGTCTCCATGAGACCCATTGCAAAGTATTCTGCTTCTGAGAAGGTATCTACATCAACTTCTCTTTCACTGTTTACAGAACTGGAAGTAAGTCTGAACGTTCTTTCACCAACTCTGAATGTTCTTGTAGAACTAGAAGTGTCATAAATGATATCATCCAGATTTCCAGTAAACCTTTGGAAATTGTATGATGAATCGGAAGAACTTGTAGAAACTCTTCTACGATCCAATTCATTATCAGAAATTCCTCTAGTAGCGAGTTCATTAGTAACATTAGTGGTAAATTCTCTAAGAGGAGCTGCGCCATTGGGAATGATAAAGACACCACTAACATTACCATTATCATCAGTAATGATTGGTTGACCAAATCCTTTAGGAGAGTTTAGTGCCTCTCCAGTGTAGTTGTTATCTGGGCAAACCCATGCACTAACATCAATACCCTCAAAGAATGCGTAGAGGCGAGTATTTGGTTTGAGTGCTGTAGAAGTAAATCTTACTACTCTTGCTCTCATATTTGGTTGGAATGCCATTCCAACTACTCTATCACCAAAACTTTGCTGAACTACATTAGATCCAGCAAGACGATTTTGTGTTCCCTGTCTAGTTCTGGTTCTTGTTCTGCCCAGTACACTAGTAGTAGTGTTGACAGTTACACCAGCAACTAGAAGGTCTCTAGTTCTACCAGAACCATTTGGATTTCTAATCCTCAGATTATCTGGAAGATTTCTTTGGAAATCTCTCATCCATGGCATCAAGTTGCCAGTTGAAGATGTATCTCTAGCAAGTTCTTGCTGACCACTCCAAGAAGTCTGCCATTCATTCCAAACAGTACCAAGAACACCGTTCTCGTCTGCCATATTCTGAATGGTGTCAAAGAGATTGTTATCGTTGACAACCAAGTTGGGTCTTCTCTCAGTATCCTTCCACTCATCAAAAGGAGGATCAAGAGTAAGAGATCCTTTATACTGGAACACCAAGAATGGGTTCAGGTTGATAGTTTCAGTAGCAAATGGATTCTTGATAAACTCTTGCTCAGTATAATCAAGAGTAATCAAACTTCCTGCCTTTTTGTAACCCTTAGCAGATCTTGATGCATCATCAGTTACCTGCTCTCTAAGAGATACTTGATTTGTAAAATGCTGTGGTCTCAGTTGCTGAGACTGCATGTCAATAGCACACTTATATTCAGTAGAGAAAGTGTCTCCAACATTATGTCCAGAGAAATTATCTACAACAATACCACTCTTGAATCTATCAAGACCTGTTACTGCATCTTTGATTGAAGTATTGAGTGTGTCTTGCTCAAGAAGACTGAGAGTGGTGTAATACTCCATTCTCTCAATACGATCTTCAAGTTTGCGAATATCCTTCATGGTATATCGCTTGTAATTATATACCTTGATCGATACCTCTGATGGATCAAATGTATATGCAGGTACATCAAGATCAAAGAGTCTGATAGACTCTTCAAGTGCTTGTGGATATTCTGGGAGAATAGAAGGTACGCCTTGAACTACTTCAAATACACCTCTTCTTGTCAAATAGACACTATCCTTTCTTGGAAGATAGAAGTCATATGTGAGTTCAAATGAATCACCTGGAACAGGAACAAATGTATCTACCGTTGTAAATCTAAGTGCCCCAAGTTCTCCCTTATCTTCAGCACCAGCAACATATCCTGTAGTTGATGTTCCAGCACCTATATCAGCAGAGGGTCTGAAATCAATTGCATCTCTAAGTTGAATTGCACCACTCTTTTCTGAATAGAATACGGGAATATCATCATAAAGAAGAGTAATATTGTTTGCATTCAGATAAGAATCAACGGAGAAAAATTCTCCATCATTAGAACTGTGATCAAAATATGTGAAGTCAACCAGAAGTTGACCACTTGGTTCCTCTGAACCTTTTTTACGGATCAATCTTGCAATGTCGTAAACATTGTCTCTTTGACCATTATCAAAGATGAAACGCTCTTTGATATCAATGTCGGTTACAAGAGCAGAAGCATCTGGATCAGCAGACATATAAACTGCATTTAGTTTGAATCCATCAACTTTACCAAGATTGATAATTTCTTTCTTGTTGTAAGTAGAAACTGCTAACTGGGCATTTTTGAGAATCTTAGTTCTTGGTCTAGCGTTTCTGATAAAAATAGGAGCAGTCAGTTTGATAACGGCACCATTGAATGTCGAAGGGAGACCACTGAATACGATCTGACCGTTTGTTCCTCCTGTAGCAAGAGTTCTTTGATTTTCGTAGAGTGACAAATCAATAATGTCACCAACTGATAATCCACTACTAGTTCCAGCATCAGCGACAACTGCAGTGTATCTATTTGAGAATCCATCAAAGTCTCTATTCTCACCACTCAGAGTGAATGTAAGTGACCCACTACCGATAGTAGAAATAAATTGCTTGAGCGTCTTGAAGTTGAATCCAGTCTCAGTCTTATCTTTTGCAGTTGTTTTTACTACAGAATCTGGAGTTTTTAGAACCAAAGTATTTTTATCTGCTCCACCAACTCTTGCTTCAATCTTGAAGAGTTGTGCATTTGTTACATCATCAACAATAGAACCATAAACATATACTCTAGAGGTATTTGTAAGTAATGTTCCTCTTCTCTGAACATACTTTACGCTATATCTTCTCTCAACTCCAGCGTCAGATACAACTTTGATCAGATCATTAGACCTCAGGTTTTTTCTAGGATCAGCAGTCAAACTGGTAATTTCAAAATAAGTATTTGATGCCTTTCCGTTTACCTGTGCAATTTCGATTGCATTATAGAAGTTTTCGTCATCAAGAATTGTATCTGCAGAGAACTTGCTGTTAGCAGCACCACCAGAGATAGACTTGATGTCCTTCATGGTATAAGTTCTTACAGTGTCACCCCAAAGATCAACTTCGAGCAATGCTGCAGTACCTGTAGTCATTGTAATTGTCGCTACAGGAACACCACTGTAAACAGTTGCATTATCTGATTTGAAGTGCCATTTATTTGGGAAAATGTCCCCACTTGATTCTCCATCATCAAGTTCAACAGTCATCAGTCCACCAATTGAGTTGACATCTAACTTATATGGAAATAATTGACCACCAACTGCTCTATCTAATCTTACAGACTCTAAGCTATTCAGATTAGGACCAATTTTCAATTCTGTTGTTGCAGTTGGATTGGCAATTTGAGAATAACCAGATCCGCCATCAAGAACTTTGATTGATTTGATAGTGCCGTTTTTGATGATTCTTGCCTGTGCTCTTCTGCCCTCATTACCATAATCTGGATCTGTGACGATCAATTCACCATCTTTGAAGGTTCCAATAACATTTGAAAGGATAATTTCATCCCAACCCTCTGCACTAAAAGATGCTTCAACAATACCTGTTGCACCAGAAGATGAACCTGTAATCTTTGCACCATAAGTTTTTACACCACTGGCATAAGCACCAACAGTTACATTACTATGTACTTTCAAAGATGTGAATGTTGTAGTATCAAAAATGCCAAGTCTAAAGATTGAATCACGATTATCTTTACCAGAAATCAGACCATTACCATCTGTAGTAGTAGAAATCGATGTCAAATATTTTGGATGAGCACAACCGATAGGAACAGAAGAAAGTTCATCTACACGTCTTACAATTGCTCTATCAGTTCCACTAGAAACATTTGATGTATTTACATCTTGTACAGTGGTGCCACTTTGAATAAAATCCCCTGGAGTCAGGGAAACTAGCATGGTATAAACATGACGAGCATTAGATCCTGATGTGATACCATTTTGTGCGGTTCCTGCAGCAGCATCTGCTCCTCTAAGAATAGATCCTTCAACAATATTTCCAGTTTTATCTGCAGGTTGTTGATTGCTGGTTGCCATACCACCAATCAAAGAATCTGTCCAATCAAAAGTTGCTTGTGCGTCTAAATTCTCAATTTCAATAAGATAATAACGCAGTGGAGCAGAACCTCTACCACCTTGGGTCAAACCTAAGTAAGAGTCTGTAAATCTTCCATAAAATTTGAGTTGTGATAGTGCTTCTGTGCTAATAGATCCAGAAACAATGTTATCAAGATCAGTTGAACCAAAAACGTTTTGAACATTCAAGAATGCACCTTGAGGTACAGAAATACTTGCTCTTTCTCTGGTCAGGGTCTCTCTTGCTCTATCAAAAGTTTTGAATTTTGTACCAGTGCTTTCAATTTCATATCCACGAACATATGCCTTACCTGGAGAAATTGCTGCAACAATGGAATCTTTTGAATCATCGAAAGAAAGACCATTATATGTGCCGTCATTACCTAGAGGATAAACTCCATTGTTTTCTCCATCATCATCATGGTTTTTGATTTCTAAACCATAATTTCTTACAATGTAGTCTCCAGACTCATCATAAGTTCTTCTTGCAAGAATCTCTTCAATATCAGACCAGGATTTCTTCTCTACCTTTCTCTCAATGATTCCATCTCTAATTCTGAGAAGTTCAATGAAGTTGTTCTCAACAGCAGCATCAATCAATCTAGATGCCAGAGTGAGTGTAATCTTGAGACGATGAGCACCAGGAGCAGCATAGTTGCTGAAACCAGCAGCGTTATCATTCAGAGAATTATCTTCATCTGGAGTAATAAGCTCTTCCTGTACGAGGAAACCAACTCTACAAGTTGGAGTAGTTGAATACTTATCAACAATAAGTGTTTGAGCAGCATTACGTACAAAATGCCCATTGACGTAATAAATACCTTCTTGAATAAAGACAGCAGAACCATTCCCCGTTGCGGTATTCTGTGTCAGTTCCAGAGTGGTGGCAGAACCAAATGGTTTATAAACAGTTGGTCTTGCAGAACCTGTAATTCCTACGACGGCAGTTGGAGAACCAACAATATCAGAAGAAAGAATTTCACCTTCTTGGAATCTTCTATTTGTTGTAGCAGTACCACTGCTTTCATATCTTACAAAAAATGTTGCAGAATCTGCTGAGGTTTCCTCAGTAGCATTCAATACTTTCGCTACAACACCAGTAGTTTCGCCAGTCAGAGTAGCACCCAAAAATTGTGAGAGGGTGAAACCCTGAGAAAAACTAGAAATTTTTACATATGCATAGCTATTGTTGAAAGATACCTCTCCAGGGACCACCATGGATCCCTCTTTCATGAGGTATTTTCCAACACTTTCAACTTGATTTTGAAGAACTGACTGTAATGTCGTCAGTTCTCTTGATTGAATTGAATATCCTGGTCTAAAAAGAACTCTGTAAAAATCCTTATTAGAATCAAAATCGTCGTAGTAAGGAGTTACATTTAGATTCGTACTCTGTGGCATTGTCTATTCTTCCAGATAACGGGGGGGAATATAATAATCAGAACTCGATTACAAGTTTTACGTCTTCGATTTGGTCAGCTGCTCTGGTAATAACTCTTCTATTTTCAACGTAGATAACATCGCCAGAATACTTAGAAAATTCAGGTTCACAAAGACCATTTACAAATGTACCTTGCTGTTGAATTGTTCCCTGACTAGATCTGTTGATTGGACGATCTGCACTAGAACCAGTTCCTGCAATATTATTTACAGTACCACCGCCAGTTGCTGCAGTATAGAATGGATGAAGTGAACCATCAGCATCTCTCAGTTCAGGGTCATTTGGTGATTGAGTATATCTCAGAATTGCAAGGTTTCCTGAAGAATTGTACTCATAGTAATCAACAACTCTACCCTTCGCTACAACGTTGATCGTATCAGTTCCTCTAGTTACAGTATATGCCTGTGTGATGACTTCATCTTTTGCAAAAATTCCTGTACCAGTTGAAGTATCAATAATTGCAGCAAATGTACCACTAGCAGTATCTGATGTCAGTGCAGCAGATCCAGTAGCATCTTGGGGATCTTTCAGAACACCGATTCTTCTAAAGTCTTGGTCAACGTAGAAGTCAGTTGTTTTGTCAGCAGCAGTTGATCTGTTACCATAGATCAATCTGGTGTTGAGCATAACTCTCTTTGCACCCAGTTCTTTTGAGACATTTGAACCATGTCCATTTTGTGGGGGAATTACAATCTCAATGCTTGGTGCTGTGTAACCACTGCTTGGCAGTGTTGATGAAGGAGTACCTGCTCTCAGATTGGCAACAGAAGTGTAGTACGTAGCGCCTGGAGCAAGATCTACAGTTGCGAAAGTGTAGTTTCTACCTCTAGTTGTAATTTCAGATGCAGTTACCTCACCACTAGCGTTTGTGGTCAGTTTCAGTACAGCAAATCCGTTAGTTGCGTCATCACCATCACCTTTGACTCTGAAGTAAAGGTCTGTAGAGGCAGGAAGACCTGAACCAGAACTCTTGAGAAGTGAAACATCAAGAGCACCGTCTACAACTGAACTACCATAAGTAGTTTCTTTGACGGGAATAAAGTCTGTTGAGGTAAAGAACAGAACGTCGTTAGTTTCCAGTTTGTAAAGATACTGATATTGATACCCATCAGACAGGGTTACAATTTGATCTGCGTTTGCCGCTGCAGCAGTAGGTGCTGTAGTACCTGTAACTGAACCAGTTGGGTTTGCAGGAGTTACGCCATTATTCAAAACCTTGAATACCTCATAGGTATCTGGGTTCATTACATAGAACTCAGAGTCCATAAGGTTTGACGTACCAGAAGCGGTTTGGTTCGACTGGTTATAGTTTGGACGATACATGGTAAACTTTTTACCTTGTACCCAGTTATATCTTCTGACAACCTTTCTAACGTTTGAAAACCCTACTTTCTTCAGCGATAGAATATCGTCATGGATTTCATTATAGAAATCTGTATTATCATAAGGAGGTGGAACATTGCCTTCACTCAGAGTTGGTGAAGCACTGGTTCCATAGTTGCTGTTCGCACCATACGCAGAATACCACGATTGATGCCTTCCAATGAAGAAGTAGATGTTGTTAGAGTTAGTGCCACTATTGGTTGTGTCAAACGCTTGTAAAAATTTCTCTGCGTTATGAATTCTAAACTGCTCAGTAATTAGACTGCTAGACATCGCTAAAAATGTAGGGTTTTTGCTTAGATTATTTATATTTATTCCTGGAGCATTAGATGTCCAGGCGAGTTGGTCTGGTGGTTCTTAGATAATCTCCTTGTGCGTGTGCAAATGCACATGAACCAGAAAGAATGATTCTATTACCACTCCAATCAATTTCTTCATAACCAATTGTTTCATTGCCAAATTCAACAAGACCATATACTTGAGATGCAATAGAAACCTTGACAGTGTTCGCTACATTACTTATAGGAGTTCCAGAAAGGAGATTTTGACCTGGATTCAATCTTAGAATAAATGTATCAGTGTCAATGATTCTATCAACGTATCCTTTTACAATTAGAGATCTCTCTTCATATATTTCCATATCTGGTCTCAACCAGAACGTATTACCTTCAACAATCATATAGTTGAAGCCATGAACTCCCTGAAGAGATAATGAAGTATCTCCAGGATTTGCTGCAGCAGCAAGAATGCCACCAAACTCCTTAGTAGTTGATACTGGAGTAATGTTGAATCGAATTGTTGATGATACATTATTTGGATTGTACTTAGAGTACAAGGATGAAAAGTATCTTTCTGCAACCTGTTCAATTCTCAAATCTGAGTATGCCTTGGTCAAATCAGCAATAGACATTGTTGATTCCACATTGAACTTATTTGTTTCAAGTGCTTGGAATGTTGGATATGCACGAATTCTTCCAACAGAGATAATATTTGGTTCAGCAAGAGCAGAATCTTTTGGATAAACTGGATTTGCCTGCAGATAATCATATTCGCGTGATACATCCTCATCAATACCATCTTGATGCTCATGCTCAGTCATGATAGTGACTTCTTGACCAGCTCTGGTTACAGTAGTTGTACCTTGGAGGAAACTGGAAACTGTGAACTGTTGTGCTTCAAGAACCATGACAGTCTCAAGGACTGTATCAACACTTGTCCAGAAATTATATTGATTTCTAGTGGTTACAAGAGGATAGACACTATTGATTACCTTATACGCCCTTGTGACAACGATATCAGGAACCTGGAAATAATCACGACCCTCATAATCAACAATACAGCGAGAAATTTGTTTGTTCTCGTCAATTTCAGCATGAGCAAGGGCAAATACACCAGTATCTGTCTCTGCTGGTTTGATTACAAGAATTGGTGCAGTATCATAATCTAATCCAGTTGGGAATGATCCTGTGAGAGATTCAATAGAGTGGATTCTGCCATTTTCCTTAGAGGAAACAGTTACACTATTTGAACCGCCAAGATCTGTACTAACTGTTGCACCATTTGCAATTATTCTGTCTGGCAGAATTTGGAATTCAACTTGATTATTTCCAAGATCGGAAATAACAGTACCGACAGATTCTCCGCCAGAGAATACTAAAGTTCCAGCAGGATATGCTGTAGAATCAGAAAGAGTCATTGTAAACCTGACTCTCGCAGTAAATGATGCCTCACGACCTCTGGTAATTCCACTATAATCTGAGGTTTTGAATTGAGTTTGCTTGAGACCAACGATAGCTGTATCAATTCTAAACTTATGAATACCAGTACTTGTTCCAAGAGTAATTGCTTGCTCTGGAGGAGCACTCAGAGAATCATAGTAATTAGTGTAAAGGAATACTCCTCTATCTCTAAATGAATACCCGAGATAATATGTGTTACCACTTGTCAAACCTGGAATGTCTGCGTTACCTTCGTTAGTATAAACCAACTTTGTACCAGAAATAAATCCAGATGTCGATTGTGTCGAATAATCTTCAAAGTAGATCTTATTTGCTTGATCAACATAGAAAAGGGAAGAACCTACATTTGAAGCATCAATAAAATAATCATTATATGTGTCAAGGTGCTCCCATTCAATAATATCCCTATTGGTAATGTCAACCAGTTCTCTTTCAGCATTCTCACCATCAACTAAAATGCTATCATCAGGTCTAAAGTATTCTCTAATTGGATAATATGCCTTTGGAAGAGATCTGAGACGCTTATTAGTTTGTGTACCATCATCAAGTACATAGTAAACTTCATTTCCATTATCATCATACTGAACATAAGATGGATCGTATAGAGGAACATTATATCCCCTAAGAACTTTCTCAAGATCCTTACCATACCAATAGAATACGTGGAGTTCACTTCCCGCAAGAACTGGATTATAGAATTCCAAAAGGGACTCATTGATTACATATGATTGTCCAAATTCTTGAATAATACCATTCACAACAACAATAATTTGAGAAGAACGATTTGGAATAATCAGACTTCCATTAGCTCTCATAATAAAGGTTGTTGTTGGTGATGATGTGTCTGGAGTATCCAATACAGTATACTTACCATTTGAATACGCAAAGAACTGTTGAGATTGACCCTTTCTCTCAACATAAGACTTTCCAGGATTTCTTGATAAAGTAGAAAGATATGATGGATTACTGATAACAGATGTAATTATACCAATTGAAGACCCAATTGCAGATTCTACATTTGCACAGGAACCAACATAACTTCCAGTAGCACCATCAATAGCAATTGTATTATCAAAATACTGCGTAAGACCATGTGAACCCTGCACAGTTACAGTTTGATTCTGCATTACTGCAATGGCAATGTCTCTTGCATGATTGAAAGTTTCAATTGATTCTGCCTCTTCACCAACAAGATGTTGGAGTGCTCCACCTGTTGCGTACAGATTTGCAGCATCCCAAGCTGGTGCATTTCCACCATAGCGAAGAACATCAACGACAGCACCGAGAACATCAACAACATCATCAATACAATTCTGAGAACCTCCAGGAACATTGAATCCTGGATTATTTGCAAGCATTCTCTCTACCGCTTCGTTTGCGATAAAGTTCTTATTGATTTCAATCAAGTTTGAAGCATCAAGAAATCTATCAGATTGAGTAATAGTTCCAAGAAGTTTGATCGTTGATGTTGCTGAAGATGTTGTTCCAGTAATTGTTTCTCCAGATTGGAAATCTCTTTCCAAAACCTCTACTTTCAAAAGACCTTTGTTTTCATAACCAATAGGAGTTCTAGAAAGAATTTTGCCTCTAGCATTACTGGTTCCACCAGTAATAATTTCATTGTCAGAATAATTCAGAATATTTGAAACATCACTGATGTTGATAATCTTACCAATTCTCTTTGGAGGAGAAGTAAATATAATTTCATTCGTAGTATCATTTATTGTATATGAAGAACCAGGAATTTGAATTACGCCATCAAGAAATACTAAAGCAGTTTCATTTGGTTCTAATGGATCACTTGGAGCATAATTTGGTTGTTGTGCAGTATATTGTAAATTGAACGTTGTCTGATAGTTATCAAATTGATCAGAAATGTCAATATACTTCTTCGCGTAATCTCTATTGTTGGCAACATCCGAGAATCCAAACATTCTACCAACAAACTTTGCAGTTTGGGTATGTCCATTGACTGGATCAACAAATTCTTTTGGTGGTTGTGCAAAAATAATTTTTTGCTGCAACTCCGTCTTAGAAAGTTGATTTTCTGGGTAGAATTTATGGTAAAGTTTTGTTCCAGTTACATATGGATATGCAGCATTTTCTTCTGGTGTTCCAACACTATAATCGTAGGTAGATGACTTGATGGTTGCAAAATAGCAATATCTACCCTCTGGGAATTCTGGAGTTACACAGAATCTTCCATTATACTCATCAAGATCACCACTTCCAGCAGTATATTGGAAATCTGCAGTGAAATATCCAATCTTATAGATGATTGGTGTAGATACAATTTGTGCCCAAGCAGTTGGAGTCTTTATCCACATGTTCTGGGAGAATGTCCCATTTACTGAAGAGAGGAGTAGTTTTCTATTGATTGGATCATAAGAATCTACAATTCCATTTACACCAGCAACAGTTGTATCATCAGTATCACTTGTAACCTGTGTACAGATTTGTGAGCTGGTAAAGATATCTGTTGAACCAGTGAATGAAACAAAATTCAGTACAATAAATTCAACAGAATCTACTGGAGGACCAACTTCATCAGATTGAAGAATTGTTCCATCGGGTAAGAAGTTTCTGGTGGCGATAGTTCTTTCAGCGTAACTTGACTCAATTTTCTTGATAGAAGACACTGAGGAATACGCATTAGAATAACCATATGGTCCATAAATTGGAGTTCCATCAAATGCCCATCCAAGAATCTTAGAGTGTGCAGTTTGATTTTCAGTATATGCTCCAGTTGTAGAGATATTATCTCCACGCTGTCTTCTCAAACCAATTGGGTTAGCAGTGTGATAATAATTACCAGTCAAACTTGATTTGCCACCATATGAATCTGTTGCTGGTGAAGATCCCGTTTCATTGACAATCCATATATTCTTATCGTTATAACTTTCTTGTTGTTGATTATTATAAAGTAAAGTTCCGTTTGACCATAATCCAATTGCTCCAAGGGGAGTGTCTTCTTTGTCAATAGGTGCAAATGTCTCTTTTGGAATCCTTTTGATATAATCAGAGAAAACTGGATTGTTTCCAGTGTATGGTCCAAGAGTTGCTTGATATGATGGAATTCCTCTACCTTTGATGTAGATAAATTCCTCATCAATATACGTTTCTTGAACGTCTGCTTGTCCAGATACTGTGGTAGAACCATCATTGATATCTGTTGTTGTTCCAGAGATATACCAAGAATCAAACTCTAACTGACCAGAGTTAGATGTTGCGATTTGGAGAGACTCGATCTTCTTATCATTGATAATGGTATATGCTTTCCCAGGTTCTTGAGCAACTCCATCAAGTGTAACTAAAAGGTTGTAATCACTATATGGTTGAATTGGTGACCCTTGCTCTCTAATATCATATGTCTTATTGACATTATCAAACAGAGGAGTGATGTCATCAATAATTGCTAAGTCAATGGCAACAGTTCCTTCAGCAGAAACAACAGAACCAGCTCCTGGTTTTTCAACCATTCTGAAGAACTTATTGATGATAAGAGTTTTCAGGTTGCCATTTTCGGCAACATTTGCAGGAGTTTCTGAGTTGATGTCAATAAACTCTTTGTAGATCTCAATTGTGATCTGTTTGTATGGGTTCTGAACATCACAGATAATCTCTGGGAAGTATGAAATGCTTGTAGGAAGCACTTTATATGCCAGTCTTTCTCTGTTATGTGCAGCATCTGCAAATCTATCCCTAGGATGATATTCAGAGATTTGAATATACTTTCCATCAGGATCATCTTTTACTGCAATAATATGATAGATCTTGTCTTGAATAAGAACTCCAGTAATTGTCTCGTCATTAGCATTTATTGATTCCCACTGGATTTCAAAGTCACCTTCCGCATAATATCTAAATGAGTCACCTACTTCAATGTTTTGACCATTTCTAATGTAGATATATCCATCAGAATCAACTTCAGTTCTAGAATCAAAGTTGAATCTATGCTGCAGTGGAGGACATGTTGTTGAACCACCCAGAGGGACTGTAGAGACGCTAGCAGAAGAGTCTACAATAACCTCACCAAATACCAAGAATCCTGCGGGGTGAGTGGATTCTTTGATAATTTCTCTCCATTCAGATACAGGAATTTGTGATCTGATAACGTATGAGAAATCTTGATAGAAGTAAGAATCTTGGATCTTCTGAGAAGATGTGCTAAGTTTACCCAAATCATCAGAGAACAATCCACTGATCTGAGTAATTGAATTGACAATTGATGCGAGTGATGGAGTATTTACAGTTTTTGGTACAGACCTTGTGGCACTCAAATATCCAAACAAAGGTGCATCTACAACAAATTCACCAACAACAGGATTGACTCTAATTGTTTGATTGATTTCATTGTAATCGATAACAATTCCTCTAGCAGTTGGAGTGTTTACATCTCCCTGATATACTCTTTCGCCCCTTTCATATTTTGTACCAATAGTTGGTTGAAAATTTCCATTGGAATCTTTACCAACATTAATCAATTGCATAGAAACTGGAATGGTAGTTTCTGGGACTAATGTAGGATTATTGGAGAATCTTGATCCAGGATTTGTAATCTTGATTCCAAGAGCTTTACCAATAGTAGTGGATGATGGCAAAATCCTTACATTTTTTGGATCTTGTTCTACAAGAGTCAATGTTGTATTGTTTCCATACCCAGATCCACCACTAGTTACAGAAATAGCATTGATAGTTCCTGTATTAGAAACTTCTGGAGCCAATACAGCACCAGAACCTGTACCATTGACAATAATAGTTGGATTTACATATCTATTACCACCATAGTTGACGGTTACACTAGTGATAGCACCAAACGCATTTGTTGCAATTGTGTATCTCAGTTCGTCAGATTTTCTAAAATATACACCTTTGATTTCTGGAAGAGATTCATATCCAAATCCTTGGTTTGTAATATCAACTCTTGCAATTTCACCAAGAGCATTTGTAGAGACAACTCCAAATTTTTTAGTTCCTCTAGCATTACCTTCAACTCTATTTCTAATAATATAATCAAATGATGTGGATTGGACATTGAAAATGCCTACACCACCAACATTATAAGGATCTTCGATAAATCTAATCTTTGGAGAACTATCAGTAATAAGACTATTAGTATTATTATAATAAAGATTTACGATTACTCTATCAATAACTTTCAAAGAAACCGTTGCTCCAGCATTACCAGGAGTTCCAGATCTTTCTACAGAAAGACTATTTGCATACCTATCATCTAAGAAAAATGAAAGAATCGTTCCAGTATTAGAAGCATCCGAAACATCAAAGATATAATTATGACCATACACAAAACTTAGATTTGGATTTTGTTCTACACCATTAGTATGGACACTTGAGAACCCAAATCTATTGGTTCCAGGTATAAAGGTAACAGTGACATTGGTAGTCGTAGTATCTGACGCTGGATCTCCAAATACTTCTACAAAGTCTCCATTGATCAAACCATGTGCTCTATCTGTTGTTAGAGTTGCAATAAGTTCAGACAAGTTAGTAATCTGAGCATTTTCTGCATGTGTAGATGCAGTTGTATTGCCAAACGCTCTGGTGACTCCAAAAACATTACCAGTTATTGAATCAATTCTAATTTGCTCATTACCAACCTTGAAGATGTTACCAACGTTGAAGAAATCAATATTATTTGGTTTGATATACAGAGAAGTAGAGTCACTTTCAATAGAAAGATTTTCTACAGTATCAACATCGACTGTTTGCTCTTTGCGATCTTTGAATGTACTGGTAGTAGTAAATTTCTGATGATTCTCAAGATCTACCGAAACATAATAAACATCAGAATTAAAAGTTCCCTGACCATTCACAACAGCTACATTGATGCCAGTAGAATGAGTTGTTGCAACAGTTCCTCCCTGTGCTCTAGAAACCGTCAACTCAGTTCTGGTCTTAGATACGACACGCATCTGCTCCGAACCAACAACAATATATCTGTTGATTGGGAAAAACTCTGTACTAACAACAGAGATTGTTGTATCTTCTACAGAGACATCTTCTGTAAGGGTTGTTTGATTACCACTACCAATTTCTTGAATGGTTTCTGAACTCCAAGTTCCAGAATTTATATCAAAGTTACCAAATTTTGGAAGATCGCTAGCATCAGGACCTTCAGCAATTTCATTGACCCACAAATATCCAGTGGTTGATGTAAGTTCTTCAATTCTTACAATTTTTGCAGAAGCATCAGAATTAGATCCTTTTATGTATGTGCCAACAGAAAATATGTCCATAGTTGCACTAGTGACATACAATCTTGCAATATACTCACTAATCTTTCCTGTTGCAATTTGACTAGAGATCTGTAAGTCAGATTTATGAGTGGTTGCAGTTGTCCCATCAAATGAACGAACAACAGGAACTTCTTTGACGTTTATTACTTGTGAAATATTCTGAGAATATCTGGGATCATTCTCAGGTGCGTTTGCAATTGAAGTGCCTACAGTTGGAATTGGATACCTGTTTGAAGATCCAGGTTGAGTTATCATTTCAACCTTCAGAGTATTTGTCTCATAATCAATACCAATCACATTTGCAATCTTGACTACACTACCAGCAACATCAGCATAAATTGAATCTGCTATAGTTTTACCCTCACGATACTTGTAAAAGAATCCTTGATCTGTCGCAGGACCAACAGGAGTTGTTGCAAAAATATTTGCAATTCTGAAATAAGCATATCTAAGATTATTTGTCGCTGCACCATTTACATATACGACTTCATCTTCAATTTCAAGTGTGTCTCCTGTAGACAAGTTAGAAATATTATAATCTTTAAGAAGAATACTAGTATCAGTATTAGAGGTCTCAATAGCAGTAATAAAGTTCTGTGTAGTCTTTGAACTATCAGAAATTACATCACCATCGTTGATTCTATTATAAGTGAATGTGGAGGTTGGTACATCATAAGTTGGTGCAGGAATTGTCATTCTCTGCGATCTTGAATCAAGATTGCCATTGATATCCCCTGCAGAGATTGATGAAGTTGCGATGATAGTACCAGAAGAATCTTTTGGTAAGATCGATGAAACTACACCTGAGAAACCAGCACCTTGGGTATTTGTGTCATCAACATATAATTTATCTCCAGCACCAAATTTTGGAGTAATAGTTACTCCAGAATTTACGTAGTTTGTACCACCATTTTCAATAATTACTGAATTGACAGAACCAGAAGATACATTTGTAACCTCTGCATTTACTGAAGTTCCAAACTGAGGAATATTATCATTATTGTCTCTAACTCTGATTACATTACTTGGAAGATTTCTGAGAGTAGAACCTGTACCAAAATTGATTGTTTCTGGAGCAAATTTATAAGTTGGACCAATTACATAAGGATATCTTGGTTTTACGACCTGACCATCATTTTTACCAGGATCATCGCTTTGATGAATTGTCAAGAAGTAACAATATCTACCCTCAGGAAACTCTGGAGTTTTGCAGAATCTGCCATTATGTTCATCAAGATCTTTATGTAAAGGATCGCCTTCTGGTTTATACTCATAGTCTTCAACAAATGCACCAAGAGCATATTGTCCAATTGCTGGACCAGTTCCTTGTGTACGACCAGACTTCAAATAATATGATGATCTAATTCTCTTTAGAGGTGATGTCGTATCAAATGGATTTGTATATCCAACAGGACCATAGATTGGTACTCCATCATATGACCATGCAACAATGGGTGAGTGAGATAAGTTGCCCTGAGACTCGATTTGACCATTGATATTATCAGAAAGTGTATTTCTGATACCTACTGGATTGCCAACATAGTAGTAGGCATCATGATATTCTGGAATAGATCCAGGGAAAACATATCCATTTTGACTATCACTAAACTTAGAATATTCTTCATAATTATCTCTACGCCATTGACGAACCTTAGCAATAGCAGATGCACCACTGGCACTTGGTACTACATATATTTTTGTTTTTGTTTTATCATAATCATATCCTCCAGCAATTTTTCTGACACTAATAATTCCATTATTTGAAGGATCAATAGTCTCTACAACAAATTTAGCACCTCTACCTCTCCCAGATTCGTCTACGATAACAATATCTGGTACTTGAGTATAATCTTTACCACCGCTAATCTTTGTCAGTGAATCAATTGCTCCTGTTTTATCATTTGCTGCAAAATTTGCAGTGAATAACGCACCAGATCCAGCAGAAATAGTTACATTTGGTGTAACATTATATCCTGCACCAGAATTTTGAAGAGTAACCGAAACTACTTTTCCACCGATAATATTTGCTGTTCCATATGCACCGCCTGTGCCGTCGATAGAAACTACTGGTGCTGCTGTATATCCAGATCCCCCACTTGTTATTTCAATCTCTTGAATATCACCTTGCTCAACAAGTTGCCTATCTGTACTACTGGTCAAAGTTCCCGTTGGAGAAACAATAGGAACACCATCAACAGTAACAGCAATCGTTGAATTATCTGGAAGTCTAGTTTTAGATTCACCAAATTTAGGCGATTTAGGGATCTTCTTTAGATGTCTTTGGGAAGCTGGTTCTAAGTTTGTATTCGGTCCAGATGCATTGATATCACCAATACTTCCAGAAACATCTGGGAATCCACTAGAAGAAACATAAACTGCTTCGTAATTTTCAAAAACTTGAGTGATGCCAGCAGCAACCCTATATCCAGAAGTCAAATAAGCATTACTCATTTGACCAGCAACATTTACCTCTCTGACCTGACCATCATTACCTGGGACATTTTGTCTCCAGTATGAGTTGAGGGGAATATCTTGACTCTTTCCAGAAAGACCTAACTCAAGAACATCACCCTCTTTTACAAAAAGTCCAGGGGATTCAATCTCAACGTCTTCAATTAGACCAGATGGTCTAAAAGATGCAAAATATCTTTCCTGAAGTGGATTTGTATCTGTGCTAGAGACAACATATAAGATGTTTGAACCATAGATAAACTTATTCTTTGTTACACCAGTAAAAGCGGCCGATGTACGAATTCCATAGAATTCAGTAGCAGTCTTTTCTTTGTATGAGAATGAGATCGGATCTCCAACAGCATTATTGATACCTTCAACATAGAACTCGCCATTGATTTCTGGGAATCCTACAGTTGAGTCAACAATAATTGATTGATTATTTGGACCAAACGTTGTTCTACTAATTGTTTGGTTTGTTGGTAAAAAGTTTCCAATAATTGACTCATTATTCAAGAAAATTCTATAAATGGTAACATTTCCAGATTTGATAGGAACAACCTTCTCAATGGAAGCAGTCGCTTCTTTGATACTCTCATCAAAACCATAAGTAATCTGTTTCAGAACCAAACCTGGCAGATCATCTATTGTTACGCCAGTATTGAATTTGATCAGAGATCCTTGAATGATCGTATCTTCAGACCAAGTTGATACTGAAGATTTGAGGAGCTGTTCATTTGGATATCTGACAAGAACTTTCTCATCATTGAACGCACTTCTGAATAAGAATCCAATTGCTGGACTTGTGCCCTTTGAAGTGTAAAAATCCTTGATATACTTCAGAATTGTTGGTACTGAAATATCAGAGTTCAGTCTTTCAATGGGAATACCCGAGAAATACTGACTCTTTAGACTTTTGAAAAGATTTGCTAGGAAAAGATGCGAAATATTGGTAACTTTCGTTCCAGATGCGAATGATGAGGTTTCTGTAGTGATAAATTCGCCATCATTCAAAAGATCACCAAGTTTTACTCTACCAGAAGATGCTCTTTTTGCTTGAGTTACTAATCCAGTCGCACTAATGCTTTTATATTGTACTACTTCTCTATTAGTACCATCATCAATCAGAAGAAGACCCTCTTGAGGAAATCTCTTATAAATTGGTTGACCATTCGAGTCTGAATTTATGCCGAGTTGAATATCAGTATCATTAGACGCTAGATTTGCACCCAAAGTTGTCTCAAGAATCAGACCATCTCTGTAAAAGTCCGAATCTTGATAACTTTGGATTTTTCTCAGAATATTAGAAGAAAAACCATCTACTTCTTGTGATTTGTAGTATTCTTTGAAGAAATCTACAAATACTGGATACTCCTGTCTAAAAAAGTCAGGTAACTGACTATCGACTAACTGAGAAATATTGATCATTCGTTTACGACTCCGCTAATACCTGAAGGTTACCTTTTTGTAGTGACAGAAAAACTTCTCTTTGAGCAAAAATATCTAATTGGGCAGGTCTTGCCGTTACTTTTACAATAGATCCAGCTTCACTGGTCTCTGTGATAATGATTGAATTCTTTTGACCTAAAAGAATCTCACCTTTAGAGTAATCTACAGTTCCAATTGGATCTCCAAGATATGTTTTGATTGAATTGTTCAAGTAATACGCCCTTACATTTTTGATTGTTCTGTTACTATTTACATAGTCACCAGAGAAGTCATCTTCAAGGAAAAATGTTTGGGTATAACCTTGAAGTTTGAATCCTGTAGAAGTTATGACTGGTGCATCAGTATCTACAATAAACGGATTTACATAACAGAGTTCATACGATGCTTTTGTATTCAGAATCGCTTTCAAATCTTTTCTCATCGTAACGGAAGTTACGTTTCTACTGATTGAGGAATCAGCATCATCGATAACACCTACTAATTTACTATATTTTAGTTTTCCACCAAATTTATTCAATGCTGTTGAAGCTTCATACAAATCAATCGCACTTTCTACCAAACTTCTGATTTCAGAAGAGGTTTTTGTGGTTGTCTGGGCATTATAATAAATTGTACTGTTTACTACAGGATATAATACTGATGGATCTACAATATCTGTAGAAAGGGACGCTACTTTATATTGCCTTAGTTTTTGAGTAATGAAGGTTTTTGTGCTAGCAGAAAGAATTTCACCTGATTTGGGTCGAATTACAATCTTTACTCTTCCATATTCTGGAGGACTTGCTTCTTCACCACCATAAGCGAAAATATCATCTACATTTGGATAAACAAATCGAACGATAGTGGCATAGTCTGCAACTGTTACTGCTCTATTTTGTGTTGCGTAGAATCTTGGTGCCTGAAACTTGATTGAGTCAATAGTTTCTGGTTGAGCACCACCTTCGGTTGTTGGTGCATTAGCAATGGTAACTGTTTGTGAAGTCGGAGTTACCAACAGATTATTTACAGCATTTCCAGAAAAGATGAAATTGCTATTACCCTGAATACCATTTGCATCTGCTCCACTAGAAACGATATAGGTAACTACGATTCTTGAACCGTTAGCAAGTTTTTCACCAATAACACCGTCACCAAAAACAATCTCGTATTTTTCATCTTCAATTTCTTGAACAAAGTATACTTTACTTTCAGAGTTGATTTGAGTAATATTTACTCCTCTTGTATATACGGTTTGTTCTGTTGACTGAGAATTTGGTTGAACTTTCACAATCAATGTATCAAGATCAATTCCAGTATTTGGAACAATAAACCTTTGATCGAGATTTGAGTAATCTACGTCAAAAGTTGTAGAAATATACGTACCCTCATATAATCTTACTGCAGTAAACGCTGCCGTTCCTCCCAATCCAGGACTTAGTGGGTCAATATAAGTGATTGGTGAAACGATATCAACAGGAGTTGATAAAGAGTAAGTTACTTTGTCTTTGACTGCATTGAAAACTGTTCCTGCCTTGATCGTAATTGAACCAGGAGAACTACCAATCAAACCACCAAATGTTGAAAATACATTGAAGTTGAAGAGAGCACTAGAAGACTTTGCAGATCTTGGAAGATAACCAAGATTTTTAGCATGTAGGACAACATTGTCTCTCAGGATAGAAGAATCCAGAAAAGACTCATTCGCGACCATGTTGGCAACGAATGATTGGTAATGGGTGTTATATGCAAGAAGATCTACGATGTTTGAAAGGGCAGAACCTTCAAAATCGTAGTCGGTAAAGTCTGTATTATTTCTGAGATAATCTTTCAATAAAGATTTGATATTCTCAAAATCTAATTCGGTAAGTTTAGTGTTTGCCATTATTACCTAGTGCTCTCTAAGTAGAATTCGATTTCTTGAGGGTTCGGTTGACCAATGATTTCAAATTCGATAGTAACATCGAATCTATTATTATCTGGGTCAGGGTTTACTCTAACCCTGTTCAAAATAACTCGCTTCTCATATTTTTTGATAGTTCTAGAAATCTCTTGAGAGATTCTAGCTGCTGTACCAAAATCTAGATTTTCAAAAAGCAGTTTTCTAATTCCTGTTCCAAGCTCTGGTTGAAATGGTCTTTCTCCAGGAGATGTAAGAATCAAGTGCTTTACAGCAGCTTTTATCGCTTGCTCATTTTTCTTGATGAGCAAATCACTAGTTTTAGGATGCTTTCCAAAACTAAATGCTAAGTCTTTGAATGATCTTGACAGTATGATAGGTTGCGCCATGAGGCACTATACAAAGTCGGGTTATATTTATTTAGTTTACTATTCAGACCATCTTTCTACAAAATCATCGAATCCGCCCTGACCCCCACATGGTCTAGAAAGTCTATCCTCTGGTGGTCTAGCAGCTGCTCGCTTTTTGTTCTGTTCGTGGATTTTCAACCACTTTTCTGACTCAACTTCGGTAATTAGAGTCATTCCAGATTCCATAAACATGTCGCCTTTGTCTACAGAACCGTCTAAATGTTGTGGATGTGACATTTTTACTCCTGATTTAGTGAATCAGAACTTTTTTCGGGGTTGCTATCCCGTTCTTTTGCTGTTTTCCAAAAATATTCGTCTTCACGACCCATTCCAAGACGATCAAAACCATTCTCAACTGAGTAATATTGGGTTGAAACCTTGAAATCGGGCATTTTGGGGGTTTCTGGAGTCAAACTATTGTCAAAAATGCGTAATCTGTTGTTTGGATACAGTGCATATTGACCATTTTCAAGTTCAATTAGGTTATGTGACTTGTGTTCAGCGGGATTTTCGCTTGTTGCATAGTCAACTACATCTGGATCTTGGTGATAATTGTCCAAAGTACATACATAAGTACCTTTTTGAATGCCATGATCGCGTGTGTAGCACTCAAAATCCATTGAACCAATGAATTGTTTGGTAACAGAGACTACACCATAGTCCATACAGTTCCAAAATTGAAGATTTGGAAGATTCATGTCTGGATCTGGAGTCACAGGTTTGGACAAAAAGGCACTAATTGGTAATTTGTCATACATTGCAGCATATTCTGGTAAATATGTCTCAAAATAAAAAGCGCGTCCAGGCATCGACTTAGCCGACACCCAGACGCCTTTGACAAACTCACCATGACCAAACTGATGATCAGTAAGATATTCTTTGCGAACCCATACTTCTACTGATGGTAAGTTAGTAACTAGACAACTCATCTCACAAGGGGTTTCTTTTATTTATCCCTTGCCTTGACCTCGACTACGCTTACGAGCAGCATTACGACTTGTAGCAGCATATTTGGTATGCTTTCCCGATCCCTGACGAGTTTTCTTGGGAGGACCAGGCTGCCATTCAGACTTCAGAAAAGATTTGACTTTTGCCATTAGATCAAATTGATTACGGATTCATTATAAAGCATGGAGAGAGTCGTGTCAACCCTCTCTGCTGATATCGAAGGAGTTACAGAAGTCTCCATTTGGAGGAGACTGTGTTCCAGAAGAAGTGCCATTAGATGCCCAACCATAAGGAGAAGGTGATCTATATGTACCAGGGATGTACTTGAATGCTCCAATTGTTGCTGTACCATCACCTGCAATGACAGAACTGTTTCCATCATAAATGACATTACCTGCCCAAAGTATAACAAGTTGACGTACACCTGATGTTGGTGTGCTCTCTGGTCCACCAGATCTTGTATACCAACCATAATCGGGTCTATTGGACATAAGAACTGGATATTCTGCAATACCTCCTTGTGCAGTATATGGTCCTTCGATTGCAGACTCAATAACAATTCTAGAGTTTGGATTACCACCAGATCCTTGGTTATCATCCTGATTGTCAGATGAGACTCCAGTGACGCCAGAAACAATAGTGGAGTGAATATAACCTGATCCACCGCCACCACCAGATGCATTACGGGTGGAGTTACCATTATCGTTACCGCCGCCGCCTCCGCCGCCGCCGTACCATCCACCACCACCGCCTCCGCCGCCTCCAGCGTTGGGGTATCCATTCTGCTGACCATCGCCGCCACGACCACCTTGTAGTCCACTACCAGCACTACCGCCAGCACCACCACCATTACCACCAGAGGACTGAGTACCAGCACCACCTCCAGTAGATCCGATTTGGGTATCACTGGAAGATGTACCTCCACTGCCACTCTGACCGCCTCCAGTGCCGCCAGGAGACGACCCATGACCAAATCCAGTACCACCAGCACCACCAGCGATCATAAGGGCATTAGACTGCGATGCAGAGGTTCCTGTGAAAAGACCTGCATATCCACCACCCCTACTGTTACTGACCCATCCATATGATGTACCAGCATCACCACCACCAGTATCAACTTGTGCTAGGTAATTTTGGTTTTGTACAAAGTTATAAGATCCTGTTGAATAACCTGCTCTGATACCATTTCTACCTTCTCCCCACATCCAAATACGACGACTCTGATCCTGATAAGGAATCAAAGTAAAGTCTCTTGTACTGAAATTATGAGCATCAATGATCAATGGACCATGTACAGCAAAGATCCAGTTGTTGACAGTTTCGTTCGTAAGTCCTGATGTGATGGCAGGAGAAACATACATGTCATAATCATAAGTAATGATTGTTGCAATCTCAGAGAATACAGGAGCAGCAGCATTGACATTAGTAACCTTACAACGATAAGAGTCACCACTGTCTGTTGCTGAATTCAATGCTGCTGTTGTATATGTCGCAGAATTAGCGCCAGAAACATCATTGAAGATCTGTTCATTCAATTCTCGCTTCTGCCACTGGTAAACTAACGTACCAGGAACATCCAACGTTGCTGTGACATTGAATGTTGCTATGGATCCATTGACACCTGTAACGTCATTAGGATTGACTGTAATCGTGATGTTTGCAGGTGTGACAGTCAGAGTTGCTGAATTTGATATTTTTTCTTGATTGTATATTGAACTAATCTTACAACGGAATACTCTACCGTCATCATCAACATAAGATGTGTTTGCAATCACCAGAGACGTTCCTGTCTCTCCTGGCATATCTACAAACGTGTTGAACTGGTTTCTTTCTTGCCACTGATAAGAAATTGCTGATCCATCACTAATTGTTGCTACTACATTGAATGTAGCAGTATTTGTTGCCTGAACTGTAACATCATCAGGATTTGCCGTTGCAGGATTGAACTCCATGACTGCCCATGTGCCAATCTCAGTATCAAAACGTAGTTCTTTACTCCAATCAGTAGATATACATTCTGTCAATGTAAATACAAACTTACCACTATGCTTTGGTGCTTTTGTAACTGTAAATGTTCTTGCATTCAAATCTACAGTTCTGACCAATACATCATTATCAAATGCTGCACCACCCACAAACCCTTTGAGAGTTCGTAGATAGTCAATTCTCATGCCTGGTTCAATATCAAAGATTAGTTCTCTGCCATATGTAAGAACATCACCCGTTACAGGATCTTGATAACCTAAGAGATTAACGGTTGTAGAACCACGATTGATAATTGCAACAATTTCAATTTTCCTCGCATTTGGTGCATCAACATTTGTGTGATACTTCGCATGGACCCAATATTCTTTGTTTTGCTCCAGAACATCCTCTACATTGAAAGAGAGCTTCTTGCGATGCTCCACACTTACGTCCTGATAATAAACAACATCAGGAGGATTATTATTCCTCCCAAACATAAAAGTCTTTGAGATCTCCCAAGAGGTCGCTATATGATTCTTCTCAGTAACTCCCTCAAGTTCAGTGATCTGCAGATCGCTTGGGAGGTTGAACTTATATGGCGTCTTCGACATTATCCAATTTCTAATGCAGGTGCTGCAGGTGCTGAAGTAAATACTGGTGCTCCACCCGCAAAACAATTAGGGGATCCCTTGGCTACTGCGGTACATGTAGCATCACTCACACGCCCACCACCAACACCATTGACAATGACTGTCCGTGATCCGATAGTAATCGGTGCAGCATGTGTCGGACAGGGACTGCCAGGAAGTAGGTGAGCAGTATTATTATCACCCTGTCTACTCCATGGTATATTATTGATAAACACATCAGCTGATCCCTTTGCTCTGACCATGCCAGAACAATGAGGAACATCTGCGTCTCCAATTCTAGTAATTGGCATTGATGCTGCCATTATCCCTCCTTGATTTCAAATGGGTCGTATCCTTCTCTACCACGCCCTCTATCATATTTAGTTTGCATCGCTACAGGATCAGATTGCTTCTGTACTAATGTTTGACATAATGTAGGATTCCTTAGAGGATTATTCTCTACCTTATGTGTCAATGTATGGGTCTCTACAACAGGTACACCATCTAATACTAAGTTTACAACAATCGTATATGTCAATGTCACAAACTGTGTGGGATCAGGACGATACTCTGTAAGATGATCATAATGTCCACCATCTGGTAACTTCGGTGGAAAATCAGGAGATAACAACATATCAGTCAAACCATCCTCGTTTGGTGATGTGTTTTGCTCTAATTTCTTCTGCTGATCTTCTCCATATGCATTGTCCTGTAACCATTGCATACGATCACATGGGAAAAGAATCTTTGTATATGCACCACTAAACGTGCCAGTCAAAGTCGTAATCCCTGGTCCTCCTGTCATCACTGGATACGTTACACCAGAAATAGTCTCCTTCGCAAATTCTCCAGTTACTGCTGAAGTTACAGTGTCTGTACCACTCGGAATCTCCATCGGTGCTGCAAGATATTTCAAAGAAATACTTGTCCATGGACTACAATCTGATGGTTGTCCTGTTCCTGGTGTCCTTGTTACAGTCTGGACATTATCACTGACTTGTACTCTCCAACTCGCAATATAATCATCGAGTGCATTCAAGTTTGTTCCAGGTGGATATGGTGATACCAGAGAAACTGTCAGCGTGTCTGTCCAGTCATCTAACATCCTCACCATCATGAGTTCTGTCTTGTCTAATACTGATGCTACCATGTCTTACAGTGGTTGGGTGAGAAAACGTCTTTTGCCACTCTCTTCGATAAGCTCAACGTGAATTGTGTCGGGGTCTGGACTTCCTGTCTCATGGAACTGATCTGCCATATCAGCAAGAATATCCAACATCTCCTCCTCGGAGACCTCTTTGTAAATCTTTCTGTCCCGACAATAAATGTCGTATTTGTCCTTCATAGTCTTTTGAGCGACCTTAGTATCTATTATACCACGGAAAAATTTTTTTATATAGGGGGACCCTGAATAAAACTTTGAGTTTCGATAGGACTCGCGTTTTCAAAGTTTTGTAGGTTAGAGGGACCCATTGTTTTTATATCCGCGCTATTTAACATTTAAGGGGCATACATTCAACACTGTCATAACACGAAATCTAAAAGTAAAAAAAAGGCAGATCAGAAATCTGCCAAATCACGAAACCATTGTTCACCCTTACTACCTTGCAACCAATATAACTCTTGCCCTCCATCTTTGCCAGCATGTTGACGCTTACTGTCCTGACCTAAGACATACTCACGAAGGTCATCTTTAGTCGCCCACCATACACTTATGTCGTTGGGGTTGATGCCTACAAAGATGATACGATCGTAGTCTTGATCACGAATTTGTTGCCAGGTAAAATTGTTAAGTTCTTCGTTCCACGTAGTAGATACTTTGATCTCAGTTTTGTGGTTGGAGATGATACGATCGTGATCAGAATTCTCAGGACGTGTAACTTTATGTCCCAGAGTTTCCATCAGTTGCTGGACAAGTTTTTCGCCCTGGGCACCCTTACTCTTAGGGGAGGGGATATTACGAAAGGACTGAAATTTGCTGCCTTCCCAGATGCTTTGCTTGCTGCTTTCCCACTTCTCATAAATGGGCAGAGATTCAACGGTGGAGGTGTAATCCATGTTTCGTTAGGTTAGGTGAAACGTTAGAGACGAAAGTGATCAGGCAAAGATGTAACCGTTGGCGAATTCACGCTCAACTTTGTTATCCATCACGTACCAAACAAAATCACGCTGATAGACACCATCGGTCACAGCATTGCAGAAACGATTGATAAGTGCATTGAGGCGTGATTTGGTCGTGTTGGATTGCCAACCGCCGTCAAAGATTTGCAGATAATCATCACCGATTTCTGCAATTTTGTTGCCGTGAAGATAGACTTCGGAGATCTCACGATCGGCGTCAAACGTAACAGCGGTGTTAGCAGACTGCCAGGAGCGGGACTCAGCGACGGCGGCGTTCATTTGCTGTTCGATCTTACGCATGGGAAACGGTTAGAGGGTCGTTTGTTGTGTGGTGGGGTGCTGTCCCCTCCACTCCTATAAGATACACGGGATTGGTGCCCTGTGCCAAAAAAGTGGACACCTTGCCGACCGTCACACGACTTCTTTACGCTTAGCGTTGTTGAAGTTAGCATTCGCAAAGACGGGACGATCTACCAACTTAAGCATCATCTCATCATTGGAAATCACGAATCCTTCAGTGATATCAGACTTGGGACAATCGCGAACGATGAAGAACTCATTGAGAAGATCTTCTTTCATTTCAATCACCATCTGATACAGATTCACCAGATAAACATCACCCAACACGTCAAACAAGTTGCTATCAGTCAGGGGGATTTCTTCACGAATCATTGCATTGATTTTCTTCTTTGCTTCGGTTGCTTCCTTAGCAGTCATGAATTGCACCTTGTCGGTATCAATTACAGGACGGGGAGTTTCAATACTCCACCAATCAACAGTTGGGAAGACAAACTTACAGTAACTGGTATCAGTGATGATATACTTCATCGGGGCAGCAATTGCATCCCGAAGATCATTCTCAGCAGTGTAAACTGTATGAGGTGCAATGATAATTTCCTGGGAAATTACCTCAGAAAACTTGTAAGTGATCGTGTTGGGATTGTAAGTATCACTACCGCCAAAACCAATAAAGTCGCCTTGAATGATAGCATCGACGCGAGGAAGATAATCAAAGCAAGCGTGAAGAATAGACGCAACTTCACCTTTATGGTTTTGGTCAATTTCTTCATGAGAGTGATTGATTTTGATCAGTTTTTTGTTGAAGACTGATTTCGTACCAACGAAGAAATCCCCAGTAGCAGGATCATTGCCCCAGACAATAGCAGGACTTCCATCAATTTTTACCGATGCAGAATTGAAATTGTAGAGACAATCAATGGCACGAAGATCGCCAGTCAGGATCAGATCTTCGGGGTGTTCGATGTGGAGGTTTTTTGTCATGCTGTAAGTATGGCAGAGATTGGGGCAGAAATCAAGTGGGGTTGTGACACTTATCCAACTGGTTGGGCAGCCGCCTCATTCTCTTCACTTTCCTGCAATTCTTCGATATCATCGGGGATATCAAAGATTTCACCAGGCATGTCTTGAATTTCTTCCCACATAAGTTGATCGAAACGAAGGGCAATTGTACAGGGATCAGTATACATCAAAACAACATATCTGCGATGCCTTCAATCACATCACCATAATCGGCGTGAATGTTACCGAACGGGTCACGAATGTAAGCATAAGATCCACTTTCCTCATGCATGGCATAACATACATCAAAAGCACGATCTTCAGACTCAACATACTCACCTTCACCAAGTTTGGGGCAAGCGACGTAGAACATTGAACGAACCTTTTTTGAACTTGAAACTACAATACACGATCTGGGGGGCAATGGGGAGAATGGTGGACACTCTGCCAACTGACCCCAGGCGGCCGACCAGTTTGTGTTAAGAACTCACGAAGTCAGTTAGTCTCACTTTCTTCCAGCAATTCAGGATAATACTCTTCAACTTCCTGAATCAACTCATTGACACTATACTTATCCAGATGATCGTTCAGGTTATCATACACGAACGCATACATGGTTTTGTGATCCATTCCATCGATGATTGATTCGATGTAATTATCCTGCAGAGAATCACGATCAATGATACGATCTGCCATGAATGAACTCCTTTGATTTGATACAATAATACCCCACTAGGAGCGCCTGTGGGGTACTTGTGTGCCACTTTAGGTAGTGTCACCCTCTAAGTTGACTATTTGCCTCTTTTAGGGCATTATATAAATCTTCTTCATCTTTGAAAGATTCGATATCAACTTCTCTTTCATATTCTGGATCTTCAGAAATACCTTGAGCACCAATTGGTACAGACTTTAGAATATCATCTTCAAGATAAATTGCAAGATTCCAATCAGGAATCAAGTGATAATTTCTTTCCATTTGTGTCATTAGTAATGTACATGTAACATATATTTATCATGCATATGTGGTGTGGGTAGGGGTGAGTGGGGTGCAGCACACATACACATGCGTTCTTGCACACATATGCTCACACACATTATACACGAATCTCGTACATATGTCTAGTGCATACATATACATCTAGATGTACGTACATAATATGTGTGTATATCTAGACTAGATTATAGAGATCTAGTTATGATCTAGTAGAGTCTAGTAGAGATTATAGACGCACATATCTAGACTAGATTATGAGTCTAGTAGAGATATTATAGATGAATCTCGACTATATGTCAAGTATAGACTAGATTATATGTGCGAATCTAGACTAGAAATTTATGGAGGGTCTCGACTAGATTTTGGGGGGGTGTTGACAAAACCGCCGAGATCTGATAGACTGCACGCTAAGATGACTACAAGGGAGCACATAAACCAACATAAACTCACATAAACTCATATAAGAATACTTTTCCACAGTTTCCACAAGTTTTTCAACAGGGTTGTGGAAAACTATAAACAACACAAACCTATTTTTTTATACATTTACAAAAAGTCCGCATCTCATGACATTACTTGATTTCATGCCAAATATAAGGCAACAAGAGACAAAATCAGAGAAAGAATACGATACAAATCTTACACAAATACAGAATGAATACAAGAGTAAATTGAAGAAGAGTAAGTCATTTACGCAGATGACTGAACAAAAGAACTTTGGTTTATTTCAGTATGAGTTTTATAAACAAGCATTGAAGATACATTCTCATATGGGTATTGTTTATAAGTTATCAACATCAAGTATTGACACTGGTGATGACTTAGGTGTAATTAGGGAAGAGAAAGGAAAGAGAAGAGAATTGTTTAGTTTACAATTCAAGACTGGTAGAGTCACACAAACTAATAAGAGTGGTCGTGCTGTTGATATAAAGAAAGCAATGAAAGGTAAAGGTGGATCAGAGAATCATCATTTGAGATTATATAAAGTTGAGGAATTTGATTTCTTAGTATGTGTTGATGGTATTGATGGAAGGGATGATCTTTTTATATTTGATAGGGAGACATTGATTTCACCATCTAACCCAACACATTATAAACAACAACAATCTCTTTCACCACAGTATTGGGATAGACATCATTGCAATCGTGGTGGATGGGAATTACTCATGCCAGAACTAAAAGAGGTACAAAACTATGAATGAACGTTGGATACAAGAAGAGATGGCAGACATTGACCGTTTCATTGATGAATGTTATAATAATGACGTTGTTTGGGAAGAAGAAGTGGGTCCAATGATTACATACGATTCACTTGTTGGTAAATTCACATTCTTCTGGGAAGGAAGAGTCAAGTATTTTGATTCACATGAAACAGCAGAAGATTGGATCAAACTAAACAATGCTCGTCGTATTCAAGAACGTAAAAAGGAGATCAATCAATGAAAGATCAGTATGTCATCGAAGATGGTGAAAGTAAGAGGGACAAATGGAATCGTGGATTAGATTTATTCATCGAGTCTGTATTGAAACCAGATCCTGCATTACGTCAATGTGCTCATAATCAGAAATGTTATCATGAGTTGATGGATGTAAGAAATGATATGCTTGAATACTTGAAGACAAAGCGTTGGGAATAAGACATAAAAAAAGGACCTCTAGGGGTCCTTTTGTTTTGGTTGTTCTTCACCAGGGACATAATAACAAAATCCCTCCATAATCAAATAATCGGCAGTCTTTCTCATTTGTTCTGATAGATGATGTATCTTATCAGTATCAATGAGATATTGAAACAGTTCTACCAGATCGTTTTCGTCGGTGATACCATCATTGACATACAGTGATAGTAGTTCTTCATACTTCTTCAGCATTAGTAAGTTTGAAATACAACGTGGACATTGCATCATCTACTTCATCATCTAAGTGCGACATTTGTTTGACAGTCTCCCTCAACAAACGTAATGCTTGAATTGCGGTATCGACTTCTTTTTCTTTCAGTTCAAGTGTGAATGTTTTCATTTTTATTTAGAGACAATTTTGACTTTTGATTGGTCCCATGGATATGCAATAACTCTTACCATGGTTGGATAAATTGCAATCGTAATATATAGCGGATCGACAAATGCAATTTGTCCTCTCATTCCATCATATTCGACTTCTGTTCCTTCAATCCATTGATCATTCATGAGTAGTTCAACAAATAAGAAAAATGGGGAGGGAGACTAATCCCTACCCCGTCTACACATATATGGGAATATAATACATCCTCTTACCAGATTGGGATCATCCAACTGTTACCGAATTGATTGTGATTGAGAATCAGAATCAAGTGGTGGCGGTGACTTTTTTGAATCACCTTTACTAATTATACACTCATATAAATGATCTGTCAAGTCAGTTGGATCATAATCATAATACTTCACAACCTCTTGATATAATGATGCAGGATACTTTTTCATCACTTCATATACAGATAACCGCCTGCCCAATCAGCATTCTCTAGCAACCACTCACGATCTTTGATCAAGAGTAGATTGAAACGTACATGCTTTGCAGGAGACTTGAATGATGCTGGTTTATATACTTCACCAGTCTTCTTATCAACAAATGCATGAACACTACGGGAAGCAGGACGATTGTTGTTAGGAACCTCCATGATGATTTTGTGATACTTGCGACCAGATTCGATCACAAACTTATACACAGGAGCATCATAACCACCGACAGTGCCATGATTACGATCCTTGAAGTTCTGCTCCAGCGCATCACACAGCATGAGAGTGTACTTACGAACATTCAGTTCGATAGTGTTCCGCGCATCTTGAGTGGCAACGTAGTCAGCGAACGTGGTGGTCATGGTCTCTTGCGTTGATGAATCAATTATAGGGGCTGGTTGGTCCTCCTGTGCGCTGTCGAGTGACAGTTTGAGGAGTGGCATAGCCGTGTACGGTGTGGTGTCGCGCAGATCTACCTTACTTCCGCGCTTGGTGCTTGATACTGGCGCATAATAGCACTGTGCTTTTCCTCCATGATAGCCCCAGATTGTTCTAACAGGGTCAGGGTTATAAACGTATTGACGATGATGGCACAGCCAAATAGCAGAATAGTTTTGTCGTCCTGTAGAAACTTCATAGTGATAACCTTCAGGTGCAGTGTGTGGGAAATCAGTTGGTAACATCTAATGACAGTTGTTTAAACTCAAGGTGATCACAACATGAATCATCATCATGCAAATCAATCATGTCAGTGTCAACATGAGTGACTAGTTTGTCAAACAGGAAGTCAACAAATTCTTTGTTAGTCATCATTCTCCAAACATTTCAGCGTAGAGGTCAAGATTCTGATTCTTGTATTTCTGATTGTTCAACCAGATCTCCTGTTCGATCCAAGCGACCTGGGCACGGGCTTTGAGCAGTTTCTCGCGGAGTTCGTAGTTGCGTTGGTTCCGTTCGGTGATGGTCATGGGTCGTTTGCTGATGTGTTTAGTATAGGGCATTTGGTGCCCAGTGGGTCAGGCAGGGACCACTTCGCTGGCTGGCACACGGGACACGGTGAGACGCTTGAAGTTGTACTGTCTCCATGCATCACATGCCTCGTTCACCATACGATTGTGCTGACGATCCATGCCCTTGGCAGTCTTGCACTTGCGCTCCTTGCGGAAGTAGATGATGGGGATCTCGGTCTCGGGCATGTCGATCTCGATCTTGTAGTGAGAGTAGGTCATGGGGCGTTCCCTCGATTGCTATGAACATAGTATGGCACAAAAAAACCGCCCGTGGGGGCGGTGGTGGACACTCATTCAGCTGTCATCATGTCTCGGATCAGTTGCAGGTTGGTGATCGTATTTTCGATTGTGGATCGATTCCAACCATAGGCATAGGCATAGGATGCCTTCTGATCGCCCGTCAGGGGGTCCAGGAGAGGCGCTCCGTCAGCATCCACGGGGTCTACAGTGTCGATTGCCCTTGAACCCACTTGCAGGGCGTTCTGGAGGGACTCGATCACGGTGAGCAGGCTGCTGTCGATTGTCATGAGTGTGGGTGTTGAGATCATCAGTGTAGAACTGAATCAGAAGTCGTCGAGTTCAGGTGGGACACTCTCCTCACTGTCCCATAGAATCTCGTTTGCTGCTTCGCGCAGAATAGCATCTCGCACTGCTGGATCATCAGCCCAGCGGTCATTCATCATTTCTTCCATCATAATCAGTCGCGTGAGTGGTTTCCTTTGAGTAGTTTAACTTGGTCGAATCGTTCTTCATACACGACAATACATACTTGTCGCATGATACCTGTGTCTTTTTCAGGCCATTGGTGTGTGCAGATTACCATCTGCTTATACTCTGGACTCGCAAACTTTACGAATCCTATTTGCCCATCATACTCTACTTCTGTCCCTACGGGTAGCATATCCTTCTCTAGTAACTGGGTGATCGTTAATAACGAGGGAGAGGACATCAGGATACAGAGTGTGTGCAATGTACTGTGCTAGGTCACGGTTAGGTGCGATGACATAAGTGTCAACATCATACCAACCTTTAGGTGGATCAGCTTGTTCATCTGCCCACTCTAGTTCAAGTTCAACCAACCAGACGTGACCACTGTCTAGATGGGAATCAAAGTCATGAATAATATCAGCAATCATATTCTCTGCTCTGCATATCGCTCATTTCCTGTTGCAACTCTTTGATGTAAGCATCTTGATTTTGGATCTTTTCGTTTTGGTCTTTGATGAGAGCCTTCATCTCGTCAACCATTGCTTTTTCGGAATCTGTCATGGTAGAAAATGCGTCTACTTGTATTATGTATAGTGAGTAACAATTTACATGAACTCCTCCATGTAATAATCAACTGTTACTTCCAATACTTTAGCACGCTCTTCGATTGCGGCAACAAATGCCTCGTCCAACCAATAATTTTCGTGACTATTGTCAGTGTTTTCAGACATAGGGTTGGATTTCGACTGATTTGACATTGTTGAAAGATGCGTAGCCGTTGTTTTTGATGTAGTCACACAGTGTTTGTGCTGCACGTTGTGATACAATGTGCTCTTGAATAATCTCACCAGTTTGAGATTCCATTTTGATGATGTACTTTTTCATGATCAGCAGTAGACAGGAGAGTAATCAGAACCAGCGTATGCTTCAGTGTTAAAGTCAGTCACTTCTGCACCGTTGGCGATCAGGTTACGGATAGAATAGAGAGCATCGGTCTTGACAACAGTGCTGAAGGAGATCATCTCGCTCGCAGCACCAGGATGCCAGATCACTCGCTTGACGAATCGCTTACCACTGCGGTCGGGGTAGAAGTCGATTTGGGTGGCGCTGGTTTGGAGTTGCATGTGCTGTTCCCTTGACTACCTTTGTAGTATAGGCTGCAACGGGTGCGCGGTGTGCGACTGTGTGGCGGTTTGTAGAGTGTCACAGCGCGTCCAGATCGCCGCCATGGCGCGTGGTACGCTGCGCCTCCTCTCGATACGAAACCAATTTGTTATATAATGGCGCGATTGCACCAACTTCTTCTTCAATACGCATTTGTGCAGTGCGTTCGAGATACTGCAGTGAGCATGTAAGCATGAACAGCTCACTATCAGTCAGTGTTACTTGAATGGACATTGCCAGGTATCGCGGTCGGCTTGATCAATATAACCCTTTTCGAGCATGGTGTCAAGGAAAAACTCCCAGTATTCTTTCTTTGCTGACATATCACCACGCATCTCTTTATGCCAGATCTTCATCATGCGGCGGCAGATCCACACCGATTGTCTTTTAGTCAGCGTCATCTGGGTTCCTTGGGTTGTTGTGTGTACCGTAGTGATGTATATAGTTTAGAAAACTATTGATACTGCGCTCAATGCACAATGATTTCTTGACTTCTAGCCAATACTCATACTCTTGTTGCAGATCTGCACCTAATTCAATGTTCACTCTATGATTGGACCCCATGTACCGCTATCTCCTTCACGTCTGTTCTCTAATTTATCCATGATTTCGTCCATTGTCTTCATTTGGTCAATCTTTTGTATCATATCTGCAATAATACCACAGACAAATGGTTTCTCTTGACGTGCAGCAAATGCTAATGCATTGCGTAAATTACTCTCTGCATCATCGAGAGATTGTTCTACAGATTTAGACAGTGCCATTAGTATTCTCCAGTTTTCTCAATGTAAATGATCCATCTTTGTTGTCAATCCATTCCAGTTCATCACCCTCTTTCCATCCCAGTTTATCCATAAGTTCATCTGGAAATGTGAGAATACCATCTTCATCAACAGGAACAATGTAGCGCGTGGGAGATTGACCCTCTGGTGATGTCCAGAAGTCAGTGATAGCGTCTTTCATAGTTAGACCCAGTTTGGTTTGCGTTGTGGCATACGTCGGTAGTTGTCTGCTACCCAAGGTTTTGAAGCAATATACATTTTGTATGCCGTAAATGTATCTATGCTGGTGTCAAGCTTGAACTCATCAGGCATAGCACGAACGAATGGTGTGACACTCTCGATGTTGCCCTTTGGGAACACATAATATGCATGAACTAGAGTATTATAGCATGAATGTTGCTTGTCAAAGCGTAATGAATACTCATCACATAGATTCATGCCATGTTTAATCAACCAGTACGCATTGTGAATAGACTCACGCGCCCAAATTGTGCATGGATGGTTACGAAATGCTCCCTTATCTGTTGCATATGGTGTGCCATCAAGTTTGGGGAGTGTGCCATAGCCGTGACCCCACTTATCTGATGCAACAATAGCAAGCATTTGACAGCACTCTAATGGCATCTTGACAATGTGCTTGTCAGGTAGAACAATAGCACTCTCGGCAGGATATTTGTTGGTGACAAAGATGTTCATGATATGATCTGCATCTCACTCTATAGTTTACCACCAACAACGCCACTGTTGACCACTCTTGTATGATCTTTTAATGTTCCTTCTTGAAGACACTTGAGATGCCATCTGGATATTCTCAACACTGATTCTTCAGTAGGTCCAGTGATGAAGTGTTGTCCCAGTGGATTCTTTAGAACACTGGTGAATAGTCCGAAACGAGTCTTTTTAATATAAAATGCATCATCAATCCATACAACATCTTCAGGAATATCTTTTTCTACTGTTCCACCAAATGATGTTGCTAGTTCAGGATTGACAGTTGATTTTTGTTCAGTCACTTGCTCGCCATTGGTCATAACTACGTCCTTTTAATGATTGGTATTCTTCTACGATCTCAAGAATATGTTGTGAGATCTCTTTTGCTGCTTCATCATCCCAGTCACTATCACTCAATGTTCTACCCATGTTGAACACTTCAAATAGTTTCTGATTGATTGTATCGATTAGCATGTCATGTGTTGTCATTCCAATGCTCTCCACTGTTTGCGTAATTTCTGGTATATAGGATCATAAGCTGCCAAATCACGCTTTTCCTTGAAAATTGATGCACTTTGTGCTTTTTCACAGGTTAATGCATCTTTTTCTTGCGGTCTGATAGTTTTATCCACATTGTATTTCCTGCCCGACCTGTGGTTAGCATACCGTCGTGCGCGGGTAAAACCCATTTCAAGGAATTTCCTGCACATGTCCATTCCAATGAAATCCTGTTGTTCTTTGTACTTACAGAACATCTCGTAAATCTTATTAGAAGATTTAACAGCTGTTGGCGCATCTACGAACCTCCAATGACTACATATGTAGTCAGTGTAAGGGCGTACCAATAGCACTCCTTGCTCTCCCCTTCCAATACGATAAAGTTTGCGAGTCTCTGTATTTGTAAAGTCAAGAGATTTGTAATCCAAGTCATAATCAAACTCTTTCATTGTGGGTTACAAATGATTAGTGCTGTGTATGGGTCAGGTTGTGTGCAAAAGTATTGTGGTGGTGGCTCTGGTATCTTTGATAGTGTTACCAGAGCAATGATCACCTGAAAGAATGGGAGAATGAATACAATCTTATCTCTCATCAGAATCCTTTTCCTCTCACCTTTTGCTTCTTGTCGATAACAACTACAGTAGGATTATACAACGCATGTGAGTGATGAAACCAGTAAGCTCGAAGAACTTCATAGTCATCAAACACAGGTGATTTACCATGGTCATGCACAACTTGATAATTGTGTCTATCATACAATCCATCAGATGTGCATGTGAATGTTTTAATGCTCATTGTGTGAATAGAACTCTTCATTACGACGACGGTCTAGATACTGGATGACTTCATCACGCCATTCCATCAACTCATGGTAGCATTTCTGATTGTGAGCACACTGACGCAGCTCATGATCTGGTTTCAATACTGACTCATAGAATAGACCAAGGGCATCTCTGCGCTTTTCGTGTTTTTCCTGATCCATAGACACCTCTTGGGTTATTTTATATGTAGATGAATTTTAACAGGGAATGTGTTGAAATGAGTATAATTTAATACTATTCACAGGATTCATTCTTTTTGAAATGCTTGCGACATTTCTTCACATCCTTCAGTTCATCCTTGATCATCTGGTAGGCATCTTCGGCACTAATTCGTCGTGCCATTTCCATAGCCGTGATGATTTCTACTCTGGTGCCAAAGTGTTTCAGTGCTTCTTCGAAGCAATTCAATTCCTCATACATGGCTCAATAATCGGTAACTTGGATAGCGGGTAGACCCTTGACGAACACAGTATCAACAAGATTCTGCAGTCGCTTGATAGTATTTACACCGTAATTCTTGAATACAGGGACGGTGACAAAACCAGTGGACTTGCGATACATTTGACATGCGCCAGGAGTAAGATTGCCTGCAGCCATATCAGCAGCATCATCACGATTGACACGGATAACACGACCGATAGTCTGTGCCATCTCAATCACATTCAGATTGCGAAGGAACACAGTCTGGGTGAGACCATGCACGTTGATACCTTCAGACAGAATAGAATAGTGGAAGATGATGAACTTCTTGCTGGGATCTTTACCCCACTGGTCGAACTGGTGAAAGAACTGCTCACGATTGACCTTGAGAGTGTTGACATAAGCACCATACTTGCTGGTGATGTGCATCACTTCAAAACCACGGTTCTTGCACTCATCAATGATGTTAGTCTTGGTGAGCAGGTTGAACATG